GTGGAAACATCATGAGAAAGATTTCAGACAAAGCTGCTTATAAAGGCATAAGAAAAACAGAAGAAATGATGAAACGACCAATTCTAATCACATTATAAAAGTAGCACTCAATTTGATATAATGAGAGTGTAGAGGTACTAGCAGGTGTGCCATTATGAGGAGTTAAATCTAATTTAACAAGTCTATAAAAATCTAATTTTATATCTGATTAACCTGTAAACTATCATTGAAAAAATAAGGAGATTATTATATAATGAATTTAGATAATACAGATTATCAAAAAATGAAATCTAATCCCCCTAATCAAGAAGTTCCCGAAACTGCTCCTCAATCAAAAGGAATGATTGATAAAGCAATGGAAACTAATGAAAAGATTAAAGAAACTAGAGAGAATATAAATAGATTTAGACAACTTTCCCAAAACACAATGAATGCTATTAGAGCTACTGGACAATTCATTGTTAAGATTGTAAGTTTTGTATTCTCCCCACACGGCTTAATTGCAATTGGTGTGGTATTAGCATTATGGTTAGTTTTCATGGGCTTTGCTGTTACGGGTTCTCAAACATTTGGCTCTGATTGCTATTCTTATCGTTATAGAGATGGTGTAGCAGAAGCCAAAGAAGGTGAATCAGGTACTAAATGTGAGAAATTAGGTGATGGTTCTAAAGAGGGTCGTCTTGGTAACGGTGGTTCTGCTGGTGGAGGTGGAAGTACTGTACCTGCAGGTGGTAAAATAGAAGCTTTAGAACAAGTTTTATCACAACCCATTGATATGGATGGCGCTTATGGAGCTCAATGTTGGGATTTAGCAAATTGGTATGCACAAAAATTAGGTGCTCCAGGCATTTCTGGTGCTTCAGGTAGAGCTGGTTATATCGGTCATGAATTTCCATGGGATAGTTGGGGCTTTGATGTAATTAAAGACCCAAATGCTAGCGATTTGAAACCAGGTGACATTATTTGTTGGTACCCAGGTGGTTCCGTTGGGGCATTTACTCTTGATAATGAATACGGTCATGTTGGAGTTATTGCAGAAGTAAAAGAAAACGGTGTAATCGAAACTTACGAACAAAATGCCGAAAAAGGACAAATTGTTGCTCGTTATACAAGACAATTTGTTAAAGGTAGTGTAAGTAGTGTAATTAGAAAGAAAGGTGCTTAAAATGAATTATAAACTTAAGATTATTTTAGGTGTTGTTGTCGCAGTATTTGTTCTAGTTGGTTCTGGTATTTATTACCAAATTAAACAAGAAGAAGCAAAACAAACATTAAATGGAACTAAGACAGCAGACGCTAAAAAGAAAGACAAAACTATTGTAGAAGATGATTCACAAAATCAAGAAGTTTTATTTGTAAAGAAATTTGCTAAAACATATATTGAAAGAGAATTTGAAGTTAAATATATTAACGAGCAAAAAGAAGAATTAACTTCTATGATGACCGAATCAGCATTATCATCAAGTCAAATCTTGAATACATTAGATAATTATAAGACTGAAGCAGAACTATGGGAAAAATCTAAAACTATTAACACTATGACTTCAGTTGACCGTTCTAATCGGGATGTAGATAAAATCGAACTAAGAAAAGACGGTAATAAATATTATGCTACTATTACTTATCATACAACAAACCCAATCACTAAGATTACTTCTGGTGATGAAATGAAAGCAGAAAATCTTATTAAAGGTTTAGTAATCACTGTTGATGATGGTAAAGTATCAAATGTAGTGGAGCATGGCTAATATGGCAGATAAAGTGATTAAATTAAAAACAGATGATGAGTTAGTATTGGAACAATCAAACGATAGTATTTTAGAAAAAGCTCTTGACTATGCAGTTGTTGAACAAAAAGACGAAAACATTCTGGCTTATTCCGTAAGTGGCTTATATACTAATGAAAAAAATGAAAAATATAACTCACCAAGAAAATTAAATCAAAATCCACCTCAATTAAATATAAAAGATTCAAATGGAAATGAAGTTACTTTTAATTTAACTAAAGAATATACAAATAGTTTAATAAAAACTTTATCAGAAGTAAATCGTGCATATCATGGTTATAAATATGTTTCAGATAAAGATTTGAAAAAAGTAAGTTTCAAAGAAAGAATTAAAAATATTTTGGGCTATATGAAAAAACACCCTATAAAAAGTGTTATTGGATTACTGTTTATTCTTTTAGTTATCTTTGTTTTAGCAATTGGAACAAAAATTTAAAAAAGTTTAGTCAAACCCATTGACAAAGCACTTAAATTTGTTATAATGGATTCATAAATAAAAATATTACAGAAAGGCTCACGAAAGTGAGTAAGGTGAATCATCATGGCAAGTTCAGCAATTAAGGACTTTGAAAAAACAGAAAAAGGATTGAAAGTTACTTTCCAATCTGGCAAGTCATACTTGTACGAAGGCGTACCTGCCAATGTAATTCTTGGCTTGGAACGTGCTGAGTCAAAAGGACGCTACTTCATGGCAGAAATCAAACCAAAATATACAGCAACAAAAATTGCTTAAAAAATACGCTATATAATATAACATAGAGTATTACAACAATAAACAGCCTTGATAGGCTGTTTTTGTTTACAACAGTGAAAGAAGAGGTGCGAATGGCGTTAAAAAAAGAACGTGAATTTGAATTAGGACTAATTATTAAAGATTATAGAGAATCGAGTGAAGAAGAAAAGAAAGAGAAATTCCCTAAAGCTTATGAAGCATTTCTTGAATTGTTTGAACACAATCAAAATTTTGCCTATAATTGGGCTCATAGATTTGTGAAGAAAACAAATTCATTTCATTATAATATAGATGATGCTTGTCAAGATGCTTTATTAGCTCTAATGACTGCAATTTGGAGATATGACCCGACAAGAGGTGCTCGTGTTACAACATTTTCAAATTTCTATATTTTTAAAGCATTAACCCATGAAGGTAATTTACAGCGTCATATTCAAATTAACGATGGCGTAGCAGGAAAGTACTTGAAGATGAAAGAAGTAATTGATGAATATAACAAGTTGGAAAATCCTACTATGACTCAAAGAGAATATGTGCTAGAGAAAACTGGATTTAAATTAGATATGGTTATTGATTTAGAAAATCTATCACTTGTACCTAGTTCATTACAGCATGAGATAAAAGATGGCGATGGTGGACATAAAGTAAGATTGCAAGATACAATTGAAGATGAAAAAAATTCCGGTGCGAGATATTCTTCGGGCTTTACCGTAGAAACAGAAGGCTTGCTATCTATGTTACCTTATGAAGAACAACTATTCATACGTTACCAATACGGTGATAATTCTCTAACTCAACCATTTGAAGAGTTTTTAGAGGAAAGGAATTTGACACAAAGAAAATTCACTAGACAAGCTAATCTTATTGTTAAAAAATTAAGAGATTTAGTTCAGAAAGAGGAGTTAGTATAATGCAACCTAAACAACTACATTTATTTTTGAAGATTACTGACTTAAAAGATAAAACCAAATTCATTAACTATATGAAAAATAAATGTGCTTTGAACTCAGAACAAATTGCTGAGGAAAAAGAAGATGCTTTATTATTTCTTATTAAGCCAGATTATATTATGACTTCTAATGATGCTTTAAAATATGTTTCAGAATTAGATAAAATCTTTACTAAATTTTCTTATTTATATCCAAGAATTGAAGTGGTAGGAGAGGGAAATGAAAAAAGATAAAAATGAATTAAAAGCTGAATGGAAAAAAAGACCTTTAAAATTTAGAATTGAAGCAGTTATCCATGATGGTCAATGGTACACATTTGACAAATGGAAACGTGTAGCATTAGTAAAAGATGAAAATGATTTACTTGATTGGATTTATGAAAATCAAGACATTTTAATCAAGAAAGATGAATCATACCGTGTACCGTATGACGAAGTAATCAAATGGTATAAAGAACATGATTTACCATTAGATGAGCCACTTATTCCGAATAACTTTGCTCCCCGATTATGGAGTGAACAAACAGAGGCAGAAGCATATTTAAATGCTCCAAGAAGATTGATTTCAGCTTTGCTTATTGAGGGTGAAGATAGTCAATTAGAAAAGAAATGTATTAGTATTTTAAATAAATACGCTAGAATTGTTTATCACAATAATAAACTATATGCTTATGGATTAAATGCTAATTATTTCAAAGATTTGTTAAAACGCCAACTTAGTGCTTCTGAATATGATAGATTGAAATTGAGATTGAGAAGTAGCTTCTATCGTAGAGATTTGCTAGATTTAACAGATGAATTTGTAGCAGAAACGTTGCTTTTCTATTATTCATTTGCTGTCTTAACATTGAAGCCTCATGATAAAACAATCAATATTTACCTTCCTGAGCATGATGAAAAGAGAGCTCAAATTTATGAATGGATTCTTACAGCTATGCAGAAGTTTGATGAAACTCAACCTATTCCATTCTCTGGTTATTTATCAAATGTACTTAGATTGTGGCCATATGACTTGCCTGATAATGAATTAGGTAAACCTTTATCTAAATTCCAACGTATTAGAGCAAAAGCTGAAGAAGAATTGAGTGTAGATAAAGAAACTAATGAGAAAAGAATTGTGCCAATTAGTGAAATTCAACAATATTTAAGTGATACTTACACTGAGGAACAATTCCGATTGCTAGAAGAACAACACCAACGTTGGTTGAGTACTAGAAATACTGATACTTTAGTATGGCAAGATACAAATGAAGATAAAGCTGGTATAAATGTTTTTAAAGATACCAACTTTGAAGATACCAAAAGAGCTCACAATATTACAAGAGCAATCTTACGCTCTTCAATCAAAGCAGAATGCCCTCAAGTGGCAATTAACTTAATTGAAGATTTAGGAAGTTTAGACTTTGATTTACAAAAAATGAAAGATTTACCTGTATTATTCAAAACTACATTAGTTGAGGAATTGCTTAACAATGAAGAACCAGAAGAAGATGAATAGAGAAGATTTTTTAAAAGAGTTCAAAAGAGAAAAGCTTGAACAATCAGAAAATCCAAAGAAGCAAAAAACAAAAATTAACTTTACTAACCCATTCAAAAAAAGTAAAGATAAAAAAACTAATAAAAAGAAAAGAACTTGGATAAAAGTTTTAACCAATCTATTTCTATTAGCAATTATGTTGTTATGTAGTTTTGCGATATTTGCTGTCAATGGATTTAATATGATTGCTGATAAAGAATATTTAGCTAGAGTTGAAGAACTACAAAACTTGTCAGAGAAATCAAATGAATTAACTAATCTTACACCTGATTATATGTTTATACAATTCTTCTCAAAGAACTCTAATACAATTATGCTTTTCTCTTTAATTCTCTTAATTGTGGCAACTCTATTAGTATTCATTTTAAATATGACTATATTCAAAAGGAAAAAGGATGAACAATGACTTTAATTTCTATACTAGTTTATACATTTGTCATTCTATTAGCAAGTGTTACAACTTCAATCTTAATTAAATCAAAAATAAAAGGGAAAAAAGCTATCTTATCTTACATTACGGTTGGATTAGTCACTCTATTCTCATTATATTTGACTGTATTTAATTTTATGCTGAACAAACCTACTGAAAACAAAACAAATTCAGCTAACACTAAAGTAGAAAATGTTTTACCTAATAGAACAGATGAAACAAAAGAAAACTTTTCAAAAGAAGGAGCTTTAGAAGCTGCTACTAATATGTTGAAATCTTTTAATGCTGACCCATCAAACAAATTATCTATTGAAGATAGAATCAAAGGTATTGACAAAGATAAGAAACTTGATGATTATATTTCAGATTCAGCAAAATCTTACTTATACTTAAAAGATTTTATGGATAAAGAAGAAGGTTATACAACTTCATCAATAGCTATATTAGCAATCATTAAAAACTTAACTGAGATTGGAAATGAAAATCTTAATCCAGTAAGTACTGATACTCAATATGTTTATTTAGATGAAACAACTAGAATTTCTCAAATTCCACTTGATTATTATACAGGTGCTGGAGGAGCTGTTTCATTAGAAATGGTTTATGTTGATGGTCAATGGAAATTATCTCCATATTCTTTATTACAATCAATTCAATTAGCAAATGCTAAAGCAACTCAAAATTCACAATAAAATAAAAAATGAAAACAAGCCCAAAAGGCTTGTTTTTGTTTGCACTCAGACTGACTTTGATATGTGTTATATCGTCATATAGCGAACGCTAAAACAGTTTGAACTGGATTTCGATAAATGTATCGACTCTTCAGTAAAACAGCTTAGAGTCGCTTAAAATTAAACTTGCTAAAAAGGAATAATATAACTAACTATTAAAAATAAGGAGCAATACTCTTTTGATACTCAAGAAAGTTATTATTGAAAATATTAGGTCTCATAAATATTTAGAATTTGAACCAGCGTCAATTGGTGTTACTGCCATCTCCGGAGAAAACGGAGCAGGTAAATCAACTATTGTAGATGCTTTCTCATGGTCATTATTCGGAACGAGACTACATGGATTAAGAAATAAAAACTACATTAGAGAAGGTGTAGATGCAAAAGAAGAAACAGTACAAGTAACTTCCTATATTAGAGTTGGTAATACTGACTTTATGATTAGACGAAAGATTACTTCAAATGAAGGTGCTTGTGAATGTAAAGTATTCTCATATAATGAGGAACTTGGAGATTGGGAATTTGAATCAGGCCCAGCAGTAACTCATGCTGAATCGTTTATTCGCTCTGTTTTAAACATTGATGAAAAAGGCTTCTTATCTTCTGTATTTATTCAACAAAAACAAGTAGACCAAATTGTATCTGCTTCTCCAACTGAACGAGGACAAGTTATTGAAAAACTAATCGGTGTTTCTGCAATTACAGAAAGTACAAAATTAGCTAGAGAAGAATCAAGAGCTTTACAAAGAGCTGCAGATATTATCCAACCAGGGTCTTTAGAAGATGAAAAAGCAAAGGTGGAAGAGTTTAAAGTAGCAGTTAAAGATGCAAAAGATAAACTTGAAGAAGTAAAAACAGCTTCTAAAACTCTTGAACAAGAACTTGTTGTTTTAAGAGCAACTGAAGAAGCAGAAACTGAATTACAAAATCACTTAGATAGCTTAAATACAAGTTTAGAAAATGTTAAAACAGATGATAATTACTTAAAAGATAATTTAAAAAATTATACAAAAATTCTAAAAGATAATTCTGAAATTTCTATTGATTACAAAATGAAAGAAATCATAGAAGAAGAGTTAAGCGAGTCTTTAGAAAAAGAAAAAGCCATACAAACAGAGCTCAATAATATTAACATTCAAATTGCTAGATTTACTGAATTGTTTGAAGAAACTTTGAATTATGAAGAAATTAAAGAAGCTTATGCCGGAGTATCTAATTATTACAATGATATGTTAGGTAAAAAATCTGCATTAGATGAATCTTTTATGGGATTAAAAGTAAAAGTTAAATCTGTTAAAAAACATTTAGAATTGCTTAAGAGTGGAGCAGCTGAATGTCCAGTATGTGGCCATCCAATTTTAAACCCCGAAGAAGAACTAAAAAAACATACTGAAGAACAAGAACAAAACAAAAATGAGTTCAAAAATCTCAAAGAAGAATTAGAAAATTTAGAAAAAGATATTACTGTAATAGCTCAAGAAAAATCTTATTATGAAAATCAATTGCAAAAAGCAACTGAACAAGCTAATTCTGAAAAAGACTTCAAAAAAGCTAAAAGAGATAAAAAGACTAAAGAAGCAGAATTAAAATCTATTCAATTAGTAATTGCTAAGAATAGAGAACAATTAGCAGAAATCAATGCTAGCGAGAAACATAAAGACTTAATTGAAACTGCAAGACAACAAGTTACATTAAGTGAAGAAAGATTAAAAGAAAATAAAAAAGAAAAAGCTCGCCTAGAAAAAGAAATTTCTGCTCTTAATGTTTTACCTAAATCAACTTATAGAGTACTTCTTAAAAATCTAAAAGATAAAGAAGAATTATTAGTTAAAACGAATATTCAAAAAGCATCACTTGAAGGTGAATTAAAACTTATTGTAGAAAAAGCTCGACAAGCTGTTTCTGATTATAAGAGATGTAAAGAAGCAAGTGAAAATTATGAAAAACTTCATAATCAAATAACAATTATGAATCTTACTAATCAAAGTTTGATTAAATTCAAAGAGCAACGTATCAAAAATTCAATACCAGAATTAACTGATATTGCTTCAGAAATCCTTGCAAGATTTACTGATAATAAATTTACTCAATTGATTCTTACAGATAAATTTGAAACATTCGTAATAACAGAAAATAATGTTAAAAGACCAGTATCACAATTATCTGGTGGTGAATTATCAGCAGCTGCAATCGCTTTAAGATTAGCAATAGCTTTATTCTTAAATAATGGTCAACAACACTTGCTTATCTTAGATGAAGTTCTAACTGCAATGAGTAGCGACCGCTCTCAATTGATTTTAGAAACTATCACTTCATTAACAAATGCGCAAATTATTTTAATTGCTCACAATGATGGTATTAACTCATTTGCGGACAAAGTAGTACATTTGTAAAAATAACGATATAAAAGGAGTAATGAATGAAAGGTTTATTTAAAACTGAGGGAACAACCACTAAAAAAAGACATCGTAACAATGTAAGAATTTCTTTTGACAATGCTGATAAAGCAAAAATGTTACACATATTTAAAGAAGTATCAGAATATTACCTTACTAGAGCTCATACAACTATTGACAGCGATATCGAGCAAGAAATTTTTCAAAATTCAATAGATGCTTTCAATTTTTACTTATCAGAAATTACTACAAATCCTAAACCGTCTGTACAAGATGATAAAGTTTTTGAAGTGATTCTAAAAAATGAAGGCAAAAATAAAGTTAAGATTAAATATAATGCACTTCATGCTAAAGAAACATTTGATAATAACGCTGATTTAGCAAGTAATATTAAGAACATTTTATTTGAAGATTATGCCACTTCTGTAAAATATTCTACTATTGGATATATTCAAATAAACACTAGGAATAATTAAAGGAGAAACAATGGTTTTAGAAATTAAACAAGTAAAAAAAGACCAAGCTAAAAAGAAACCTGAAATCATTAAAGAAATTTCAGAAGTTACAGGTTATACACAAGTTGAGGTCAAAGATATTTTAAGAGCTTTTGTTGCTATTCAACAAAGAGAGTTAATTCTAACTGGAGCATGGAACTTCCCTGGCATGCCTTATGTTGAAAGACACGTTAAGAAAAGCATGAAAAGAAAGTTGCCAGACTCTGACACAATTGTAGAATATCCAGCAACATGCTACTTAAAAGCAGGTATTCCACCACTAATTAGAAATCTTCATAAGAGCGCTTTTAGAGAAATCAACAATCAATTAAATGGTGTTACTAAAGAAGATTGGTACAAAAATAGAATTGTAGACGAAGATTAAAGAGCAGCCTTAGAGCTGCTTTTCGTTTTGATATAATTATTATTATAACAGTTATAAAGGAGAGTAATTAAATGAAGAGCAAAATAGCTCAATTTAACAAGTATTTACTTGTATTCTTTTCTCTTTTATGCTTCTTGGGGTCAATTTCATCTATCACCCAAGTTAATTTTGCTGACTCATCAAAAGATAAACAAAAAATCATAGATGAAGCAAATAGCTTTGATGGTGGAAATGAAGATGGCTTTTTTGCTAAAACTAATGGATTAAAAGGAAAATTCACTAGAGAAGAAACCATGAGTAATTTGTATAAGTATATGTTTATGAAAGGTAATTATATACAAGAAGTTACAAATGGAGTATTAGGAAGCAAAGACGAAGGAGTGGACCATAGTGTAGTTAAGAAAAGAGGCGACACAAAGACTGTTTGTTATTTTGATAAACAGCCACAAAATGCTTTAAACCACAATTGTGATATACCCACTTTTGCTTCTCAATTAGGGCAAGTTACTTATGCTTTAATGAACTCTCAAGGTGTATTGGGTGCAGAAGTTACTTCCGCTAAATCTGAATTAGGTGTGCCTGCAGGTTTACCAGGTGGCTCTGTACCAGTATTTGCAAATGAAAGAATATATAAATATACGGGCTTAGAATTATTCGGATATAACTTACATTATACTACTTATGTAGGTGAATGGGATAATGTTGTACCACAAACACAAGCTAGATTGATGTCAAACTTTGGTTTCTGGTCTAAAGCAAGATTAGGTGCTACTTCTGTATTTAATGGAGTAAGAGGTGCTATCAATGCAGCTGTTACTAAATTTGATTGGAACCCAATTAAATATATTGGTAATATTATTGATGGCGGTGCAAGTAGTGTCTTATGGACTATTGTTGACACTTCTGATTTAAATATTGTTGCTACTCACGCCTGGAGTAGACCAGATTATAGTGCAACGGTGTATAACGCTTATTATATGAGCAGTAAAGAAGTTCATCAAAAAGGACAAGCTTGGCTTCTATCAAAATTTGAGGAAGAATTTGCTAAATTATCTTCACCAAATCCAGCAGTACAACAAATGCTTGATTTAAGTATTCGCTCATATAAATTCCCTAAATTCCAATACAAACGAAATGTAGAGAGCGAAGCAAGTAAAGCTGCTCGTAAAGAAGCTGAAAAGGCAAAAACAACAGTTCCCGATAGAGTTTATGAAACGGGCGCAGACCAATTCAAACAATGGAAAGATACTAATTCAGCATTTTTAGAATCTGCAAAAAGTGTTGGTATTGATTGTTCTGATAGAGAGCTTTATAGTGATTTTATTACTTGTTATGACGAAGCTTGGAATAAATATGCTAGTAAAGTTGTACAAGAAAATAAAGATGATGTAAATAAAGCTTTCACTGCTATTGCAGAAAACTATCTTAAAAAAGACCCACACTTTGACCCATCACGTTCAATCTCACATTATGTTTGTGCTGATGAAAATGGTGACCCAGTTGGACAAAGTATGGCTGAATGGAAATACGCTTTTACTGATGAAAATTCAGAAGATGCAGAGCATTTAGGTGATTGTGGAAAACTTCGTCCATCTATTAAGGGCGCTTTATATGGAAATGGTGAGGGTGATTATTCTGACACAAGATATAAACACTTTATCACAAAAGGTCAAGTTGCAAAATCTAATGGCACAATTAGTGTTTTTGGTGGATTCTTTAACTTCATTGCAGTAACAGCCGCTAAAATCACAAATTCTATGTTAACTCTATCATTCTCAAATATTCTGAAAGAACTAGGAATTAGTAGTATGATTGCTAAAACAGTTGAAATCTTTAGAGATAGTATTTTCTATCCTTTATCAACAATTGGTATAGCAATAAGTGCTTTTTGGATTCTTGTTTCATGTTTTAGAATGGGATTTGGTAGACAAGCATTTTCTCTATTATTACTTCTTGTGATTACATTCGGTGTTGGTGTTGCTCTATTAGCAAAACCAGAGCAAACAACTCAATTAGTAGAAGAATTGCCAAGTAAGATTGATAATTTCTTAATCAATGTTATTACAGTTAAAGAAGATGATAAAGCTACTCAATTATGTAGTGCAACTGGTGGAGACCATACTAGTGTAAGAAAAATGCAATGTCAAGTATGGAAGATGAGTATATTTGACCCTTGGGTTTACGGACAATGGGGAACTTCTTATACTAACTTAGAATCATCTAAATTTAGTAATACAAATCAAAGTTTAGTTGGTGATGCACCTGTTAATATGGGTGGCGGAAGTATCATCAACAACTGGGCATTGTATCAATTAGATGTAACTAAATCTGGTACTATTACAAATACAAATCCTAAAGAAACTGACAACACTATCAATAGAAATATTTATCGTATTGTAGACTTACAAGCAGGACCAAATAATGGTAAGGAATCTGATTCAACTTATTTAACAACATGGTCAGGTGCTGGATTAAATAGAGATAGTTATCAATTTAGAGGCGCTATTGTTTCTATCTGTCTTATGTTCTTATTGGGTGGATTAGCGATAGCAAAAATTGAATATACTTTATTGATTGCTATTCAAGTATTTATCTTACCAATTCAATTAGCATTAAGTTTATTCCCTGGTGGAAATGTAAGATTTAAAAATTATATTGAAAACCTATTAAACTTATTCTTTAAACGTTTCTTAATAGTTCTTGCTATGTCATTAGCTTTACTAATGTTAACAGCTATTGATTCAGGTTTAGATAACTATAACACTGTTTTCTTTGGAGTAGTTATTGTAGCTGTTGCTATTAAGATGTATTGGAAAGAAATAGTAAATCTATTTAGTATGACAACTAATAATGCTGGTTCATTTATGAGTGGTGGAATTAGAGAACAACTTAAAATGAGTAATATGCCTAAATTCTTACAACGTAGATTACCAAGATACACAACTGGAGTTAAAGATAGTATTGCAGGTGGTGTTGGTGGTGCTATTGCTGGAATTGGAGCCAAGATTGCTGACGAATCTAAAGGAATTTCAAAAGGCAGTCTGTTATCTTATGTAACAGAAGGTACTAAGAAAGGTTCAGGTTACGCAAATCGTAGATTTAATATGATGAATGAAAATCGTCAAAGAAAAATGGGTTATAGTGCTTATGACACATTAGGTCAAATTAGAGAATCTGTTGCTCAAAAACAACGTGATTCATTCAACAGTGAAACTTCTACAATTGCAAATAACTGGAAAAATATGGAAGCTGTTTTAAGAAATGAAATTGTTGAACATGAATCTAAGAAAACTCATGAAGATTTCTTAATCAATAAGAAAACTAAACAATTAGAAAAACTTAAAGTCAAAGCAACATTAACTCCTAATGAAGAAGCAGAAATTATCCATTTAGAAAAAGAATTAGAACAACATTATGCTAATAAAGAAGATTTATTCTTTAGAGATACTAATATTGAAGCTGCAACTGAATTACTAGAAAGAGCTAAAGCAAGTAATTATAAATTTGACAATAACAAAGTTAATGGTAATTTCTTAGCTATGCAACCTGGTCAAAGAGAAATTAGAATTGATGAAAAAGGTCATAGACATTCTGAAATTCTAACAACCGAAGAAGCAGTAGAAAGATTCATTGATACAGCTCCTGTCAATATGAGAATGATTAAAGCTGATGATGAAAAAGCACTTCAACAATCTTTAATTAAAGAAGCTAAAGATAAAGCTACTGAAGCAGTCAATAATGTTAAAGATAAATTCTCTACTAATATAGATGAATTTAAAGACAAGACTGGATTAAACTTCAATGATGAAATTATTTATGAAGAAGCATTTTGGACTAAACCTTATACTGAAGCAGAAGATGGAAGTAGGACTTATGGACAAAGTGAAGCAGAGAAATATATTTCAGAATTTGATGAAACAGCACCAGAATTGGCAACAGCATTTAGACAATTAGCTGCATTAGCAAAACAATCATCAAATGGCATAATAAAAGAAAAGAAAAAAGATAAAAGTATTTACAAAAAATCAAAACGGCAAACTCTAAAAGATAGATTTAAAAAATCAAAAGAAAAGAAAGAAATTTCACAAATGAAAGATTTGATAAAAGAATCTATCTTAAATGACTCAAACTTAAATGATTCAGAAACAAAACCTTTAAATAAGAGAGAAAGCACAACTAAAAAGGCTTCAGATTTTGACGATATGAGCAATAAAGAATTTGAAAATCCTTTTGAAGATTAAATAAGAGCAAGGAGAAGTCTTAAATGCAAAAAATAAAATACATTCTATTGACAGCATTGAGCACTCTTATGCTCTTTGCTTCAACTCAAAACGTAGTTCAAAACTCTAGCGCAGACTTTAATCCAGTTTCTTGGATTGTCTGTCGTTTTGACTCTACAAAAATGCTATATAAAGCTGCAACTACCGATTGGATTCCATATATGGTTAGGTCAAAAACATCATTAGCAAGTACTAGAACAAATGGTGAAGATTCTAACAATATTATAATGAGTATGGCTGGATTCAAATTCGGCGGAAAACAAACAAATTCACCTAATATATTCCAAAAAGTAGGATTATCAGGTATTGAATACAGTTCTTACTTGGGAGAATGGAAATACTATGACATTGACCCATGTGAAGAAAACTCTAAATCAAAAGCTTCTGACTATGGAGAATATTATAAAGATAGAAAAGACCCACAATCAACTTATGGAGAAGTTAATACTTCAAGAGACCCTAGAACAAAACAATTTGCTCAAGGATTCTTTAGTGCATGGTGGTCTGCTATTAAACTATCTGTTAATAATTTCTTCTTAGGAATTTCTAAATTTATCTCGGCTATCACTATTACACTGTTCGGATTAGCATTTACTGATGTAAGTGATTTATTAGGATTAACTCAAGATTTTCAAGAGGGTATGTTCCAAAAATTATACTCTAATTTATTCATGCCACTTGTAACCCTTGTATTCCTATTAACAGCTATGTATATTCTATACTATGGAATTATTAAGAGAGAATATAGAACTTCATTGATAGGTGGGTTAGTAAAACCATTGCTTGCATTTTCTACTGCTATTGTCTTTGCTGCTAATATTACTTGGATTACTATTCCAAATAAATTAGCAACATTAGGAACGAGTTTAGTAACATCTGCATTAGTAAGTAATGTTAAATCATCTACTAGTGATTTATGTGATACTTCAACTGGAGCAGAATTAGATATTACATCAAGCAAATTCTTAGATGAAGCAAATGAGAGAATGAAGAATATAATTGCTTGTAATATGTATGTAGAGTTTGTCTTTAAACCTTGGGCAAGAGGACAATTCGGTACAGATTATGACCAATTAGATGCTATTCAATTACAAAACATTAACAAGAGTTGGGTAGGAGAACCTAATGTTGTATTAGGTGACAAAAAGATTGCTAACTGGGCTCTGTTCCAAGTTGATTTACAATCTGGTTATCATGCTCCAATTGACGAAATTGACTCACCACTTGTAGGTGGAGTCGATAAAGACTGGTACCGAATTGTAGATGCACTTTCTAATTATGATGAAATTGTTAAGTCATTTGGTTCATCAAGTTCAGGTGGAAGTGGGGGCCCAGATGGTGATTTAGGTGGAAGTTCGGGTGGAGTTGATGTTAAAACAAATCCCGACCACTGGTCAACTGGTGACCCATACACACACGATTTATTTACAAAACGTGACGGTATTACAGAAGAACAAATTGACGGGTATTTAGCAAAAAGTGGTATTCCATTTGATAAAAGCCGTGTAAATGGTAAGAACTTCCTTGCTTGGCAAAAAGCTTCTGGTGTTGACGTGAGAGCTCTTATTGCGATTGCATTATGGGAAAGTAGTTATGGTACTGCTGGAGTTGCTATAAGTGGTAATATGTGGAACTATGCGGCATTTGACTCAGACCCAGGCGCTTCATTGGCATTTAATGATAGTATAGCTATTGTTAAAATGGCAAATGAAACTCTTATCAATAACAAAAACAGAAATTTCAAACGCCAAGATGATAAAGCTTTAGCTAATGCAAATGGAACTCTTAGACCTGAAGATGGTGGGGTATACTTTACTGACACATCAGGTCATGGTAAGAAAAGAGCAGAAACTATGGCTGAAATTGACGCTTATATTGATGCACACGGTGGAGCAGCTGATAAAGCTACAAACACTGAACCAGGTACTGGACAAATTGCAGATTCAGATATAGCAGGTTCATTAAGTGGTGGAAGTTCAAGTGGCAGTGGTAAGATTTATGAACAAATCAACTCTAAACCATTAGATGAATGGAGTTATTGGACTGGTAATAAGAGTGGTGAAAGATTTAACCAAACATTTATTTCAATGTTCTTAACAATTGTGGGAAGTATTCTTCCTTTACTATTCGCTCTATTATGTACTATTTATGGATTAGGAATTACAATTCTTACTATTGTTGCACCTATATTCTTACTCCTTGGCTGTTGGGGTGGTAAAGGTCAATCAATACTTAGACAGTATTTTGGAACTGTATTATCAACAATGCTTAAGAAAGTAATAGCAAGCTTCTTACTTGTGATTAGTGTTATCATTAACACAAATCTTATAGCTATGATTAACTCAGTTGGATTGATACAATCACTTGTCTTTACAATGATTATTTCATATGTACTATTTAAAAACAGAGCTACTATCATTGATAGATTTAGTCAAACAAGTTTAGGACAAATGAACTTATCTGGTTTCAGCAAGGGTGTTAATGTATTTAAATCTGCTGGTAAATTGGCTTTAGGACTTGGCGCTTCTGCAGCTGCAGGTGGTATTGAAGCTAAGAAAATTGGTGGACAATTCTCTAGCGGTATGTCGTCTGGTGTTTCTACTTTCATCAAAAACAAAGCATATACTACTCAATTTGGACGTAATACTATGCAAGGTTATGCTGGAATTTCAGAAAAACATACTAAGCATATTTGCGTAAATTGTGGTAGAGAAATTGGGTTTGGTGACATTGGTTATCGTGATGATGTGGGTAATTATTACTGTTCTGAATGTGCTTCAGTAGAGGGTTACGAAAAATTCTCTGAAATCATTATTGAAGAAGAAAATAACTCAAATCGTAATTATCAAGAAGAAGTTACAATTGTTAGAACAGAAACTACAAAAGATGGTAAAAAGATGGACTTTGCAGAGCAATTCCACCAACCAACATACAAAGATATGAGAACTGTCATGAAAGTTACAACTAATGACTGGGATAGAGAAGAAACTGAGCGTGTAATTAAAAATTCTCTTGCAGCTTATAAAGCTCAATTATTCCAAGATACAAATTCACCATCAAACTATATGTTAAGTACTAAGAAAGGTGAAAAACCAAAACAAGTAATCTTCAAAGACATTCCATTACCTGACCCAATTAGAGCTAAGATTTTAGGTTCAAATGCCTCACAATTGATAGCTCAAGGTCGTAATAGAGAGTTCTATGATTTAGTAGAAAATGCTTGGAAAGATTGGTATGTTGATACTAATAATTCAAGAATTAAGACAAACAAAATCAAGAAAGAAGATTTAACAATGTTTGATTATGATAATATTGATATATCTGGCGTCAAATTCAACTTTGACAAAGGTGATACTTCTGACGAACTTGATTTAGAACAACAATAAAAAGAAAGCAAACTTTTGCTTTCTTTTTTGCTTTTTAGGTTGAAATTTTGGAATAATATAACTATAAAACAAAATCATAAGTGATTTTAGAAAATATTATTTTAGGAAGGTAAAAATGGCAGCTAAAAAAGAAACTAAAACAAATAACACTGTAGAAACTGAAGCAGTTACACAACCACAAAATAATGCAAAAAAAGAAGCTTTCTTAAAAGCTCTTGCTGAAGTTTCTTCAATGAAAAATGTTGGTCAAATTGCTTTACTAACTGACATGAAAGAAGAAAATGTTGCTAAAACTTCATCAGGTAGTATTGTATTGGATAGCATCTTAGGTGGTGGCATTCCTAAAGGTCGTATCATTGAAATTTATGGTCCAGAGGGCTCAGGTAAAACTTCTATTGCTCTTACAGCTTTAGGAAATGTACAAAAAGAAGGTGGTACTGGAGTATTCCTTGATGTTGAACAAGCTTTTGACCCTAATTATGCTAAAGCATTGGGGGTGAAGATTGATGAACTAGGATTCTCACAACCATCTGTTGCTGAAGAAGTTTTAACAATGATTCTTAAATTGATTGAAACTGGAACAGTTGACATTATCGTATTAGACTCTGTTGCAGCTATGACTCCAAAAGCAGAATTGGAAGCAGATTTAGAGAAAGCTTCTATGGCAACCCTTGCTCGTGTTATGAGTAAAGCAATGAAACGTATCGCTCAAAAAGCTAATGAATTTAACTGTACAGTAATCTTCATTAACCAAATTCGTGATAATGTTGGGGATATGTGGGGTCCTAAAACTTCAACACCTGGTGGTAAAGCTCTTAAATTTACAGCTTCTCAACGTATCGAAGTTAAGAAAGTTCGTTTAGTTACAGAGGGTGACAACACGATTGGTACTGAAGTTAGATTGAAATGTATCAAGAATAAAGTTGCAGCTCCTTATGGCGAAGGCTTGACAGTTCTTACTTTCGCAAAAGGTATTAACCGTGCAGCTGAATGTATGGTTGTTGGAGAAGATTTAGGAGTACTAATTAAGAACGGTCGTACTTATACATTTGAAACTCTTGATAATATTGATGTTTCAGGTTATAACTCTACAGTAGAACAAGAGGGTGACCCAGAAAATGGTGTGCCAACAATCATTAAAATTGCTACTTCAAAAGCTGGATTATTAGAAGAATTGGAACAAAACGAAAAACTTCTTTCAGCAATCAATAAACAAATTGAAGAAGTAATTAAATCTAATATTATTAACGGAAAGAATGCTGAATAATGAAAAATTTTAAAATGATTAAAGTTGCTATGGTAGCTGCAGTGGCATTATTATTTGCTACTGCTTGCACCAACAACTCCAAAACAGAAAATAATACAAATTCAAATACTGAACAAACAACTAAAGAAAATCAATACATTTCTAATGCTTCATTCTATTTAGGAAAAGATGGTAAAGCAATTCAAGAAAAAGACATTGATAAAAATGCTACTATTGTAAATTGGTATGTTGACCCATATTGTCCAGCTTGTGTACAATTAGAAGAATTAACTAAAGATACTATCAAAGAATACATTAACAACAAGAATGTAGTCATTAAGTATAACATTTTGAGTTTCTTATCTGCAAGAACAGTTGATGATTATTCAAATAGAGCAGCTAGTTGGATTTTAGGAGTAATCAATGAAAGACCAGATTTAGCTTATGATTATTTTACTAGCGTATTATCAGTAAACTTCCACCCAAATGGAAAAGCAAAGGAAGATAGTGCTTTTAAAGATTTATTTATTAAATTAGGTGGAAAAGAAGATGAATGGAAAGTAATTGAAAGCAAACAAAAAGATTTAATTGAAGAAGTTAAAGCTAATACAATTAGAGTTTTCAATGATAATGAATTAGCTAAAAAATCTCCAACAGGTAAATTATTTACTCCATTTATTGTAGTTGGCGACTCTGAAAAAGCTATTGATTTTGAACATGGTGACAATCCAATTGATGAAATTAAGAAAGCAATTGATTCAAAATTAAAATAAACTAAAAGATAAGCATTTTTGCTTATCTTTTTATTTTCTCAAACTGATTTTAATATGCGTTATATCGTCACTAGTTAAACGCTAAAACAGTTAAAACTGATTTTCGATAAATGTATCGACTTTACAGAAAAACAGCTTAAAACGCTTATTTTTCGAGTTGTTACCTTGAAAAAGTAGAATAATAGAATTAACTAAAAATAAAAGGGGTTTATATAGTGAGTAACAAATTTAACTATGAAGAAATACAAAAATTGTTAATTTCTAGTTTGTTCAATCAACAACATAAAATTACAGAAGCTGGAACAATAATTGACCCTAAATTCTTTAAAAATGAAAATTATAGAGAAATATATGTCGCTTTGCAAGATTTGTATGGCAAATCAGAGGCTGAAGAAATTTCTGAGGTTGAATTGTATTCTAATTTAATTGATAAAGGACTTAAGCCTGATACACAATTTATTGTATCATTAAGTAATGCAGATACTTCTCAATCTCCATTAGCTTTAGCTGAATTGCTTAAGAAAAAATATGTGCAATCAGAAACAAAAGAATTGCTAACTAAACAATTAAAAGAATTAGACGAAAACCCAGATGTATTATCAGTAATTTCTACAAGTGAAGAAAAATTAGCTAATCTTGCTTCAGACATTATACCTAAAACAAAAGTTGATTTTGCTGAAACAGTAAATGAAGTAGTAGAAAAAGCTTCATCAGAAAATGAAGTTGATTTAGATGTAGTTCCACTTTTCAATCCACAAATGAATAAAGTATTAAATGGTGGTTGGCAAAAAGGGAGCTTAAATACAATTGGTGCTCGTACAGGTGTTGGTAAAACTGTATTTGCTATCAATTCAGCTGAAGCTGCTTGTGCAGCTGGAAAAACTGTTTTATTTTTTTCTTTGGAAATGACTCGAACAGAACTTGCTGAACGTATGCTTTCTTCAGTATCTGGTGTTGCATCTTACAAGCTAAAACCAGGTTCTCATAGAACACCGTCAGAAAACGAACGAATTGCTCAAGCAACAGAAACAATGTCAAATTTCTCTTTAGTTGTTGAAGATGATTCGGATATTACAATTGATTATATTAGGTCAAAAGCAAAGGCACAAGCTGCTTCTCCAGAGGGGCTAGATTTAATTATTGTTGATTACTTACAATTGATTAACCCAGGTACTAATAGGAGTCATGCCAATCGTGAACAACAAGTAGCTGCTATGTCCCGGGGATTGAAAGTCCTTGCTAAAGACTTACAAGTTCCAATTATGATTTTAGTACAATTGAATCGTGAGTCAAAAGATGAAGATGAAAATAGATTACCATCTAAAGCGGATATTCGTGAATCTGCTGGTATTGCGGCTGATTCAAACGTAGTATTGATTATTCATAGAAAATATAGAGATGAATCACCAGACCCTAAAGCTTTGTTTATCATTGATAAGAACAGAGGTGGACAAGCTGATAAAAAATTCCAAGTAAGATGTGTACTTGAAAAATCTATGTTTGTTGATGTTGAACCAGAGGAAGATGAAGTTGAAGTTACAAGAAATGATTTGACTAATTTAGATGAAGAAGATACTAATATTCTTGATAATTCATTTATAGACACTGTTGCTGATAATGATGATGAATTTGATTCTTTATTTGAGGAGTTATAAAATGGCTAAAAAATTATTTGATGAACTTAAAATAGAAAAAAAAGAAAAATCAAAAGAATTTATTGGTTATCTAATGAAAAGTGGTTTAATAAATGATGTGGAAGAATATATAAAAGAAGTTTATACAGACCAAGCATTAAAACTTAAACTCAATCCTTTTGAATTTTTTAATCATAAAGTAAAAACACTACATGAAAAGTATGTAACATTACTTAATTATGATGAAGAAGAATTTGAGCAAATCATTATATTACATGCTTATTTTAACTTGAATTTAACAGAAAAATCATTTTTAGAAATTTGGAACAAATACCAACAAGGTGAGTACAATGACTTACTGGAAGAAGATGAAGAAGATTTTGAAGATGAATTAGATTGGGGGGATTAAATGCCAGAATATAATCATAATAAAACCAATTCTGACTCTTATAAAGAATATTTAAAGAATAAACAATCCTTAAATGCTCAATCAAAAACAGAAGTCAAAATTGCTAGAATTAAAGAAAATATTGAAACTTGGGAAAGAGATTATACTAAAGTTAAAAATATTAAATTAGATAAAGACTTTGTTAAAGAAATCCAAAGTGCTTATCCTATTAGAGCTGCTTTATTGTATTCCAATCCTAAAGAAAATCTAACTTATGCTTATACTATTGCTAAATCGTGCATTGCTCTAGGATTAAAGCCTTCATCAGTTTGTATTACTAATTTGAATGAATGCTATTCTACAATTAGAGGTTTTGGTGACCAAGCAAAAATTAAAAACAAAATTTTCAATGAGGAAACAAAACTTTTAATTATTGAGCAAGTTAGACCTAATAGACCAACTGATGTACAAGATAATATTACATCATTTATGAATGAGTTGAGCTCTGCTCTTTTAACAAGAGATAACTTAGGAGTTATCTTTGTTGGTGAAAGTGCTGACTCAGTAAATTTCGCAAGTAAAAAAACAAATCCTAATTGGACTTCGTTAGAGAACGCTAATATTGAAATTTACAAAGATACAAAAGCTCAACAATCAAATACTCAGAAAAAAGTAGTAAAAAGATTGAAATTAAAACCAAAAAAAGAATAATATAACTAACAATAACTTTTTAAAGAAATGAGGTAGTATAAATGAATACTATTAAAACCGCTGTAATCCTTGCAGGTGGAAGAGGTACTAGATTGAGTGAACAAACACATAAAATTCCTAAGCCACTTGTAGAATTACATAACAAACCAATCATTTTACACATTATGGAAAAACTCGCTAAAGACGGTATTGAAAAGTTTTATATTTTAGGCGGTTACAAAATCGAAGAAATTTATAAATACTTTTTGAGCAATATTAACATTTCAAATAATAAATTGATTTTTTCAAATGCTTTATCAGGCCTAGAAATGACAAATAACTTGTCATTCTTGAAAGATATTGAAGTTCAAATCTTAGATACAGGTTTAGACTCTGGTACTGCACAACGTTTGTATCAATTGAAAGATGAATTGAAAGAGCCGTTCTTAATGACTTATGGAGATAGCATTAGTAATGTTGATACTTCAGCTATTGAAAAATTACTTTTAGAAAATGACGAAACTATTATTTCTCTATGTGCTGTACCTAAAAAAGAACGCTTTGGATTACTTACTATTGAAAACGATTCAGAAGTAACAGCATTCAAAGAAAAAAGTAATGACTCAAAAGAATTTGTAAATGGTGGTTACATTTGTATGAAACCTGAAATTTTCAACTTCTTTACTGAAAAAGATTATGATTTCTCTCATGATGTATTAGAGAAACCAGAATTGATTGGTCATTTAAGAGCTCATATTCATAATGGATTTTGGAAAGCTATTGATTCACAAAGAGATTTAGAAGAAGCAGAAGATTTACTAAAGGAGAATTAAATAAGTGGAATTTACAGTAGATACTATTCAATTTGCTAATGTAGCAAAAGTCGTTATTAAAGGTCTTGACATGAAAGATGAAGTAAGTCAAGCATTACTTAAATTAGATGGGGATAAGTTGATTATTCAATGTACTTCACAAACAACTTTCTTTAAAGGTGAGATACCAGTATCTCATGTCAATAAAGAAGATAATGAAGTTACAGAATGGGCTGTTGATGGTAAACAATTAACAACAATCTTATCAATTTTACCAAGTTTCCCTATGGACGCTAAATTCACAATGTCCTCAAGCAACCGTCAATTTAATATTACTACTCGAAATGGTAAGTTTAAATTGCCAGTTAATGACCATGTAATTGAGTACAATATGGAAGATGTTACGGTTCTTTCTGAAATTGACTCAACAGAATTTATGAAGAACTTCACACGAGCAAGCAAATTCCTCGATTCTGAACCATTGTCAACAGCGTCAGCAACTTCATGTTTACACTTAATCTTTGATGATAAGATTAAAATGGTTGGTACTAATGGATTTTCACTTGTTGAAATCGCAGTTGAACATGATTTGAAAGTTGATTCTGATGATTCACCAATTGTATTGTTACGCTCAAATCAATTAAACCTATTGGCAAATGCTTTTGAAGCTAATACAACACTTACATTGATTGAATCTAGCAACTTGTTCGGATATAAAGATAGTAACAATATTATTGCTCTTGTAGCTAAAGCAGATATTAACCCTCTTGCTTATGAAATCCTAAAAACTCGTGTATCAGATGAACAAAAAATTACTTTTGATACAAATTCATTAAGATTTGCTACTAACTCAATGTTTAAACTTTGTCCTACTTCTGATTTAATCCATTATGTAATCAATGATGATACAATGGCAGTAAATGATAATGAAGATGATATGAAACTTACTGTTATTGACAAATCTGCTGATGATATTACATTGACTTTCTCTAAAATTTCATTATTGCCAGTATTTAATGTTTTAGAGGAAAATGTACAATTGACTTGGGCAGAAGATATGCCTGAAATCGTTAAATTCAATGTACTTAAAGAAGATGGCACTGTAGATGAAAACATTTTCATTGGTGTTACTCTTTATGATGAAGAAGAATAATGATTAACCTTATAGAAGTGTGGGGACTTTCGTGCCTTACACTTTTTATAGCTTTTCTGATAAATATTTCAACTGGCAAAAACATATATAAAGAGATTTATTCAGAAAAAAAAGATATTATTAAACATATATTGATTACTTTTATTAGTACTTTGATTATTTCTTGCTTGATTTTAAAGCTATTTCTCCACTTCACTATTGAAGAAAGGATTAACTATATAATCATCTTGAATGCTGGAATATCTGTAAGTTTATATACAGCAATAGAAATACTCTTTACAGATTTAAAAACTTATAAAGCAAATCGTTGGTTACTCAGATATAACACTTTATTATTGTTATTGTTTAATGTGATAATCTATTTTGATAAGGAATCAGTACTTTTGTTTATAACTGGTGTAGCTATTTTTGCTTTATCATTTAAGATTGAAGATATAGGTATGTCTGATTGGAGAGCTATGTATGTTGGATATTTACTATTTTCACTCGTAAATATTTATCATAGCATTCTTTCATTAGCTTTAATATTATTAGTATTAGATTTAATAAGACGAAAGTACAAAATAGAAGCAATAAGTGGATTCATATTATTACCTTCAATATTTACAACTTGCTTGTATTATATAATAACTGGTATTTTGTGAAAATGGAATAATATAACTATATAAAGGTTTAAATCAATATGAAAATAAATGTAAATAAATAGGAGTTTTAAATGGCTTTATCATTAGAAGAACAAATGAGAATTGCAGCTGGTTATTCAGAGCAAGAGGGTTCACCAGAACCAGAACAACATGAAGTTGTTCAACCAGCTCCAGTACAACAAACTACAGTTACTACAGAATATGTAAAACCAGAACCAATTAAAATTGAAGAAGAAGTAAAAGTGGAACAAAAAGTTACTAATGATTCTAACACAAAAGAAATCATTATCAATGCGTTGAAAGTGTATGAGAGATACTCTGAATTAACAGAATCTGAAAAGAGTGTTGTTATTCAATTCGTAAATGCTGAACCAAGTAATGATGTACCAACTATTATCGAAAAGGTTATTAGTGTTGATTCTCACAAACGAGAAAGTCTTATTAACTTTGTTGCAATCTTGCAAAAAGATGAAGTTAAAAGAGCATTTCGTTTAATGAGTTTTAATCAAAATCAATTAGAAAGCTTGGACGAAATTGCTTCACGTTTTATTTTAGATTATAAACAAATTCCATATTCAGAAAATAAAAAAATTGAATATGCTGAGAATTTAAATGATAATCTAAGAAAGTTACCAGAAAAAGCATTGACACTTTTAGAAAGATTAGAAGAAGTTTTAAATTACTAGAAAAAGGAACAAAATGGCTAATATTATAGTAAGAGCAAATTTAGAAAAAGATACTTTACATTTTAAATGTAAAAAGAATTTACCTAATGTCATATTAAAAGAATTAGCCTCAGTAACAGAAACAGAAACAGATAAGGGGTATTTTTATGAAATGCCCCTACTTATGTTTAATTGTTATGTTATTTATAGGCTAAGTTTATTAAGTGATAAAATGGTTAAATATTTAGACCAATCTGAAAAGGAATATATAGAAGCATTAGCAAGCAATGTTGATGAACCAGAATTATACCTAAAAGATAAAAGTCATGTTGGAATTAAAGCTCCAGCACTTATCTCTTATACGAAACTATTAGGAATAGTAGGTGCAACTCATCATATGCTTACTATCTATTCTATTCCATTCTCCCGTATGTATGAAACTATTAGATTGATTACTTCTTTTTCTCACCCGTTTTTACCAAAATTTAAAATGTCGGAAGAATTAGAAGCAAAATTAACAGAACCATTAAGTAATGATTCAACTATTGAAGAATTATTTAATATAGAATTGTATGATTTAATTTCAATCAAAGATGGTTATCAAATCAAACCAGAAGGCTTCAAAAAACTTAAATATTACAATGCAGTCGATTTATTATTATCAAGACCAAGTTATTATATTGACAGAACTGAAATATTTAATTCATACAATGCTCCATTTGGTAAGAGAGTATTTATTTGTGGAAATATTGAGTCATTTTCAGCAAATCTAAATAGAAATGCTAGAATGATACTTAATGACGGCCAAAGAAGTATTACAATTGACTTTTGGGGTGCAAGTTATTTGACTAAAATCTATCGCCCAGGGGATAAAGTTTATGTTTCTCTAACTAGAGTTGGTAGAGATAAATTTAATGGTACGCAAATATTACCAGAAGAAGAAGTGAAATCTTTACCTATTGTACCGATTTATAGACAATCTCCTAGAGCAAAGATTACTACTAAAGTATTAACAAGTGCTGTTCAAGAATTATTGCTTCGTTTTGATGGTAGTAATATAGGACACTATATTAAACATAACAAAGAAAGATTATGGGCTTCTCTTAAAAAGTTACACTTTCCCGAAAACGTTACTGAATATGATGAAACATTGAATAACTTATCTTATATTGAGTTATTTTATATGCAGTTAATTTTTGAACATAAAAAAAGAAATACCGAAAAAGCTTTAGGAATTGCAAAAATTACTGACAATCCTAAAACAATGAAAGAAGCTATTAAAAATCTTCCCTATGAATTAACAAAAGGTGAAGGTTCACAAGAAGAAGCTATCAAGAAGATTATTCAGAAATTAAAAGGACCAACTGCCGAAAATCTATTGATTAGTGCTGATACAGGTTCTGGTAAATCTACTATCGCTTCTGCAGCTTGCTTATACACTGTTGATTGCGGTTATCAAGCTTGCTTATTAGGGCCAACAGAAATCTTAGCTAAACAATTATATGATACTTTTGTCAAAATGATTGCTCCATTAAAAGATAAACCTGTTGTTGCTTATCTATCTGGTGCTACAAAAGCAAAAGAGAAAAAAGAAATCTTAAATGCAGTTAAGAATGGTACTGTTGATGTATTGATTGGAACTCATTCAATTCTAAATGTTGAATACAACAATTTAGGTTTAGTTGTTATTGATGAACAACAAAAATTTGGAGCCAATCAAAGAGAAGCATTGCTAGACAGTAGAAAAGATGGCAGAAAAATTGATGTGTTAAGTCAAACAGCTACTCCTATTCCACGAACTACTGCTCTTGCATTATATGGTGATGTGGAGTTAATCACTATTACTCAAAAACCTGCTGGAAGAAAAGAAAATATTACTCAATGGATTAAGAAGAGTTCAGACACATTCTTAAAAGAACTTGTAAGTACCGAATGGTCTCATATTTATAATGAGATAGTAAAGGGCCATCAAATCTTTATCGTTACTCCAGCTGTACAAGAAAAAGCAAAATCCGCTTCTGTTGAAAAGACAATAAAAATCTTAACTAGAAAATTTCCAAGTTTGAAAATTGAATATGTACATGGTGGTCTTGATAAAAACCAACAAAACAAAAAGATTGAAGAATTTAGGGATAAAAAGACTGATGTTTTAATTGCAAGTTCAATTATTGAAGTAGGAATAGATATTCCTAATGCTACTGTAATGCTAGTTCTTGATGCTCATAGATTTGGAGCAAGCTCATTACACCAGATTAGAGGTCGTGTTGGTCGGGGTAAAGACCAAGGATATTGCTTCCTAATTTCAGATGCTGATTCAGAAAATGCTACTAGAAGATTACAGTCTTTAGTTGATAGTAATGATGGATTTGATATAGCAATGGTCGATTTAGGAACTCGTAAAGAGGGTGATATTTTTGGAGTAAAACAATCAGGTGAGTCTACTTTTAGATTCTGTGATTTGACTGACATTGAAACATTATCATTGATTGAATTAGCAAAAAGAGAAGCTAAACAAGTTTATGATTCTGAATTTAGAGATGAAGCTCTTAGAGATGCTTACATATTCCTAAAACAAAATGAGGAGTAAAAATGAACAATTTTAGAAAATTTTTGATTTTTTTAAGACAACAAAAAAATACAAATTTAAAAATGTTTACTCTAGCAATATTGGGAGTTCTTGCAGCCTTTATTGCAATTGGAGTTTTAACAGATATTTATTTACCATGGAATTACTTTATCAATACAGTTAGATGTATTTTCTTACTTGTTATTGGATTAGCAATGTTTTCTCTTGTTTATGTATATATGCCGGAGAATAAAGATTATAAAATCCTAAAATTAAGAGAAGCATTATCTTTTAAACAAAGATTAAATCTGAGCTTGCTTATTTGGTTTATTGTAATTGTATTGGATTTAATTCTAGTTAAATCAGGCAGTCCAACTTATACAGTTAGTGGAAGTGTGGTTTGTGCTATCTCATTAGGATTGATTACATTCATAAGACCTACTTATGATGAAACCAAAAAATTTGAAAATAACGTGACTGATGAAAGAGATATAATTAAAGAAAGAAACGATAAGGAATAACTCAAAAAGTTATTCCTTTTTGTTTCAAAAAAGGAATAATATAACTATACTATAATCTTTGCGAGAGGAGCTAGAATGGATAATCAAAACAAATTAGACATTACTGCTTTAAAAAGTGAAATTAAATTACCAGATTTTAAGGAAATAGAAGTTGTCAGTTATAGTAATTATTTTGATAATTTTTGGGATTCTTTAAAAGTTGAACAATATAACGAAACTTTAATAAGCACTGTCTTACAAATGAATGAAATAAACAATCAAATTAACGATTACACTCAAAAGAAAGTAAAAACAGAACTAGAATATAAACACAAATTACGTTATCATATTTTAACTGTTGAAGCTGCTAATGCTACTGAAAAGAAAATTCTAGCAGAATTAGCTTGTGAAAAATTGGAAGCAAGATTAGCTTATCTTTCTGAAATTATTCGAGAATTAACACAAAAAGCTAATCAACTTAGATTAGAATTAGATACACTGAAGACAATTGGATTTAATATTAGACAGGAAATGAAGCTTTGATGAAAAAACGTTATTATGTAATACCACTTGCTTTTATATTTTTTGTTTTATTTTCTTTTCTATCTCAATTTAGATTAGTTCTGATTTCTGGTCAATCCATGGAACCAACACTTCATAATAACACTTTAATACTCTTACGCAAAGAGAATGAAATACAAAGAGAGCACATTGTTTCATTTGTTGCTCCAAAATCTTGGTCTTATTTAGAAGATAAAAGCTTGATTAAACGTGTTATTGCTGGGCCAAATGATAATCTAAAAATTGATTCTGACTTCGTGTATGTGAATAATAAAGAAAGAGTAAGAATTAAAGGTAAAGTAAAAATTGAACAAGAACTAGATATAACACTAAAAGAAAATGAATATTTTGTAATGGGGGATAATGTTGGCAAAAGTCATGACTCATTATATGAATACTCATTAGGAAATAATGATTTTCTTTTAAAAAGAGATTTGATAACATACAGTACGGGGGATTATCCATTTGAAAAATAATTTAATTTTAATCATTGATAAAAGCTCTACTAATTTACTTAAAAGGCAAGAAGAAATTTTCCAAAAATGGAAAATCAATAAAGAAGATGTAGTAAAAACTACTACTTGGAGAAAAGGATTAGTACAAAGTAAGAATTTGTTTGGTGGAGTACAAGCAGTTTGGTTAGACTTGTCCGATGCACAAGCTGCAATGAATTTCAGCAAATTGATTCCAACTAAGAAGAAATTAACTGAAGAAAAACATTTATTTAATGGTAAATGGTGGGGTAATGGAGTAATTATAACTTTCTTATATCCCGACAAAGCTATCAACGGTAAAGAATCTTCTGCTGGATTAGCTGCTATAAAAAATCTTGTTGAATATTCAGACGGTACTATTGAAGATAATTCAAGTAAGAGAGTAGACACTTTAAAAACTGATGTGCTTAAGAATATTCCACTTAATTCTAATATTAAAACCCAACTTAGAGAATATGTGGGGGAAAATTTTGAAGCTCTTGTAATGCTAGAAAAAGCATTGAAGAATATTCCAAAAGAAGAAATTCAAAAATTTACAATTCAAGATGTAGCTGTTTATCTTCCAGCAAAAAGTGGAGTTAAACTTCCTTGGGACGTTACAGGTGCTTTAGATAGACATAATCTAGCATTAGCATTAGATTGCTATAATAGAATGGTAAATAATAAAGTACCTATGTTTGGTTTAATTAGTTGGTTAAATAGACATTATCAATTAGCTTATGAAGTGGCTTCTTTATTGGAATCAGGTGTACCAAGACGAGATATTTCTAAATGTCTGCCAAAACAAAATTCTTATGCAATAAGCAATACTATTAGAGATTTAGAAAGTAATGGTACTTATCCAAAAGCAGAAACTTTAGAATATATATTAAAACAAACTACTGAATTGAATTTGTATTATAAAGGTGAGCTTAGATGTATTGATAAAGATAATCATTTTAGAAATGTTTTAGCAAAGATTTATCAAGCACTAAGATGCAATGCACCGTTACAATACTGAAAGGAGTAAAATGACTAAAGAATTTAAAATAGCACAAATTAGTGATTGCCATTTAGGTTATAGGTCTGGGCAATTTAGAGATGTTGAAACCGGTATAAACTTGAGAGAACAAGATGGCTACAATGCTTTAGAGAAAGCAATTGATGAAATTGTCGAAGCTAAACCAGATGTTGTCATTTGTAGTGGAGATATGTTTCATTCTCCTAAACCAAGTATTTATACAATCATTCAATGTAAAAGAATTTTACAAAAATTAGTCAAAGCGGGTATTCCTTTTTATAATATAGCTGGAAACCATGACGCTGAAGACTCAATTAGAGAAATTCCAGCAAATGCTGTAATTGATGAACCACTCTTAAATCTATATTCTTATACAGAACCTTATGTTGTTGTTGAAATTGCACCGGGAATTGTTTGTCACTTTGTTTCTCACCATGGTTTCATTGCGCAACAAGAAACTATGAAACAATTAAAAACAATCAAAGGTAAATTTAATATTCTAGTAACACACGGCTCAGTATATGATACTAATATGAATATGATACTTCATTCAGAAAGTGAACCACGTGAAATTGTAATCCCCGAAGAAATTATGAATATGGATTGGGATTACACTCTAATGGGGCATATTCATGAAAGAGGTTGGGTTTCATCAACAGATGGCTTGACTGACACTTCAAACAGAAAACAATTCTATGGCGGTAGTTTAATTCGCCGTGGATTTTCTGATAAAGAATGTAAATTAGGTCGTGGTTGGACTATGTGGACTATTAAGGATAACAAAGAAATGACTCCAGAGTTCCATATTATCGAAGAACGACTACAAAAAGATATTATTATTCAATGTAAAGACAAAACTACTCTTCAAATTGAGCAACAAATTGCTAAAGAATTTAAGAAGATTGATTTTACACAAACACCTATTTTGAGAGTAACACTTGTCAATATTTCAAAACAAAATAAAACAGCATTAGATATGAGTAAATTCAGAGAAGATATTCAAAAATGCTTGACTTTTGGAATGAAATATAAGATTACTGAAGAAGTGGAAGCTTCTGATTCACAACGTGCTTCATTTAGTTATGATTTACATAGTGCCTATAGAGCATTTTGGGATATTGATAAAGAAAATTATACAGAAGATGTACAAGAACCAATCAATAAAGAGAGTGTATCATTGCTAAATAAAGGTCAAGAAAAAATTATTAAATAAGGTGACTGAATGTATTATAATATTATCTGTAAATATAAAGATGATGGCTTAACAGAGGAAGTTGCCTCTGACCTATCATATGGTGAAATGTGCCAATATTTGTTAGATTGTTTTGAAAATGAAGATAAGCCACGTTTTGACTTAAAAGTTATAGAAGAAGAACTTTATAACAAAACTAACAAATTGCTATATAATTCAATTGTTAAAAACAAATGGATTGTCTTTGATGATTACAAATTAAAAGTAAAGGAGTTTAAGAATAAAAATGAAAATTAGAGGCTTTGAATTAGTAGAAAAATATAAAAATGAAACAGATTTATTACCAGTTAGAGAAACAGCTCATGCAGCTGGATATGATTTAAAGGCTGCAGAAACAGTGACAATCCAACCGGGTGAAATTAAACTTATTCCAACTGGATTAAAAGCATATATGCAAGATGGTGAAGTCCTTTATCTATACGACCGCTCATCAGGTGCTAATAAATTAGGTATTGTACTTGTTAACTCAGTTGGTGTTATTGATGGAGATTATTATAATAACCCTGGTAATGAAGGCCTTATGTATGGACAATTTATTAACATTACTGACAAAGAAGTAACAATTGAAAAAGGAACTCGTATGGTACAAGCTGTATTTGCTCCATTCCTTGTCGCTGACGGAGATAATGCTAATGGGGAACGTGTTGGAGGATTCGGCTCAACTGGACATTAAGGAGCAACGAAATGAATTATTTTAAAAGTTTATTAAGTAAATCAACTAAACAATGGATTACATTTCTTATTGCTTCATTCTTTTTCCTAAGCGTTATTTTTGCTTTACCATTATTCTCTATTCCGTCAATTCTTGCTATGTTAATTTATTCTAATGTCTTAGCATGGTTCTTGGCTGGAACTGTAAGAAAATTTATCTTTAATCTATTTTCTTTTATCGGTTTATTGGTAATTGCTTCAATAGCTTCTACAATGTTAGAGCCTAATTATGTAGGATTGACTGGAGTATTTTTACCATCTGTATTTTTCCTATATTTTGGAATACTTGCAATGGTAGAAATGATTCAAAAAGATTATAAACATAAAGCATTATTAAGTTTTACTATTCCAGCAATAGATGTATCAATTGTTTTTCTATTATTTGCTTATACAAGTAAATTATCTATTTATCTGAGCTTATTCATTGCTATTTTGCTTTTATTTATTACTTCATTAGTATTTTATCTGCTATTCAAAAGCAAGAGTGAGCCAAATAACTTAAATACACACTAAACAGCTGTAGTTGCTTGCTAAGACAGTTTACCCTTACCTATGGATAAAATTATCATGGAAACTTAAAATTGCAGCTATGAACGAACTAAAGCAATATAAAAATATTGCTTTTTTCTAGCATTTTTGGAATAATAAAAATAACTATAAAAATTTCAAAAGGAGTCAAAATGGAAAAATCAAAATTTGTTCATCTTCATGTCCACTCAGACAACAGTTTGCTGAAAGGATATGGAACAATTACAGAATATGTTACTAGAGCAAAAGAACTTGGAATGGAAGCTCTAGCTTTGACAGATGCTAATACTATGACTGGTATCTATCAATTTATTGCTGAATGTAAGAAAGAAAATATTAAACCAATTGTCGGCGTAGAATTTAACATGGCTCCAATTACAAATGAACGTTTCCCTATGCGAGAAGTGGTTTATCAAGAAAATGTTAAGCAAATCATCCCTAATAAGGGTGCTAATACTCATTTAACAGTTCTTGCAAAAAATGATACTGGGTTACATAATCTATTTTTATTACTTAATGAGTCATTTCACCAAGACCATTTCTATATTGTACCAAGAATTGATTTAGATTTATTGATTAAATACAAAGAGGGACTTATTGTATTATCTGGTGACCCAGATTCAGAGTTAAATATTAGACTACGTTATAATCAAATTGACAAAGCAAAAGAATATGCTTCAAGAATGAAAGCTATTTTTGGTGATGATTTCTATATTGAGTTAATGGAATACCAAAGCATTCCCGATTATTCCGCTAAAAAACTTGCCAAATTAGCAAAAGAATTAGAGATTGAAACAGTCCTTACTAATGATGTGCATTATTTAGATAGAGAGGACGCTGTTCATCAAGAACATTTTATGGCAGTTGGAGCTAATATGAAATTATCTGAAACACCTACTTATAGAGGTGGAATTAGGCCTGCATTAGGTGGAAATAGTAGAAATTTTGCTGATTATGACCAAATGTATAAAACATTACCATACTTACCAGCAATCAATAATACAATTAAAATTGCTGATAAGATTGAAACAGTAAATCTTGAGTATGATGTGCACTTAAGACCAAAGCCAAAATTACCTGAAGGTTTTAATTCTGATTTAGAATATTTTGATTACTTAGTTGAAGAAGGCTTTAAGAAAAAACGTGCTCATCAATCAAAAGAAATTCAAGAAGTATCAAGAGAAAAAATTGCTTTCGAAAGAGAAGTTATTTTAAGTAATGACTTTATTTCATACTTCTTGGTAGTACAAGAATATTTACAATGGTCTATCAATAATGGCTATCCAATCGGCCCAGGGCGTGGAAGTGTTGGGGGAAGTGAAATTGCCTACCTATTGAACATTTCAAACACTGACCCTATTCGATTTAATTTGCTTTTTGAACGTTTCATCTCTGATGGTCGTGGAGCCATCTTTGAAATTGAGTACGAAGATGGTGAGAAAGAGCAAATCATTGTATCTGAAAAGAAAAAAGTAAATGGCCAAGAAAAATATATTTATCAATTAGAAGTTGGAGATGTAATAGAAGATGAGTAGAAAGATTAAATCTATTAAAATCATTGACCCTGGCACAAACCCAGACGTAGATAGTGACTTTCATACAGTTGGTCGTGGAAAAACTATCGAACACGTTATGGATTTGTATGGAGCAGATAACGTTGCTGGAATTATTACACCGGGACCATTCAAAGCAAAAAATGCTTTCAAATCTATGGCTACTATTTATGGTTTAAATTTTGCACAAGCTCAAGCAATTAGCAATACATTACCAGATGCTATTGAAAAGAAAATGACTATTAAAAGCATGCTTGACCCAAATTCTGAATATTACGAAGCTGGTGCTGACTTGCGTATTCAATTAAATACACCACAATTAGAAGAAATTGCTCATTCTGCAGCTGTTCTTGATGGCAGAATGAGAGAGACTGGAGTTCACCCTTGTGGTATGCTTATTTCTTCTAAACCAATCAAAGAAGTTGTACCTGTTCAAATTAGACAAAGTGACGGGTTGTCAGTAACTCAATGGAATTACTACAACTGCGAAGCTTTAGGACTTATCAAAATGGACTTCCTTGGGTTAGTAACTGTTGATTTGATTGATGAAGCAATTAAAAATGTTCAAAAAACAAGGGGTATTACTATTGATGTCAATGAGTTAGTTCAAAGTGATTTAGATGATGAATTAACTTACAAATTATTTTCTAATGCAGAAACTTCTGCTATTTTCCAATTCTCAAGTTCTGGTGTAAAAGAAATGTTGAGAGAATTGCAACCTACAGAATTTATGGATTTAGCTGCCGTTACTGCTTTGTATCGTCCGGGGCCAATGGGTCTAAACAGTCACTTGCAATTTGCTCAAAGAAAAAATAACCCAGATGTTCGTGTTCCAGTTCATGAAGCTTTTTATGGAACAAAAGTTGAAGAATTATTAAAAGATACTTATGGATTAGTAGTTTATCAAGAGGACTGTATGAGAATTGCTAAAGAATGTGCTGGTTTTACTCCTAAAGAAGCCGATGATTTGCGTAAAGCGATTGGTAAAAAGAAAATGGCATTGATGAAATCTTTAGGTGGTAAATTCATTAAAGGTATGGTAGATAACGGATATGATGAAGAAGCAGTAAATCTTCTTTGGGAAGGTATTGTTGCTTTCGGGGAATATGCGTTTAATAAATCTCACTCTGTATCATATGCTTTAAATGCTTACATTGCTGGATATTTAAAAGCTCATTATCCAGTTGAATTTATGGCGGCTGCATTAAAACTTAATGACACACCCGATAAAATTAGAGAATACATTGCTGAAGTTAAAAGAATGAATTTAAGAATCCAACCAGCATCTGTAAATGAGTCAGACATTCTTATCACACCAAGTATGACTGAACCAAATACAATCGTTTATGGATTGTCAGGTATTAAGAGATTCCCTAAATCATTAGCAGAAGCTATTATTAAAGAACGTGATAAAAAGGGTAAATTTACTTCAATCACTGATTTTATTTCTCGTATGATTAAATATAAAGGATTAACAACAGGTGCGTTAAAAGCTCTTGCTCTTACAGGTGCTTTTGATTGCTTGGGTGTTACTCGTAAATCCATTGTTGATAATGCAGATAAACTAATCAAAACTGCTGAGAAGCAAGAAAAACTCAATAAGAGAAAGAATTTGTTTTCAATTGGTGGAGTAGAAGCTTCAGATGAAATTAAATTAAATACTGATGAGTTCTCATATGAAGTACAAGCTAAATATGAAGCCGATTTAACTGAATTATTCTTATCTCGCCATCCATTAGATAAGATTGAACAAGAAGCAGTTCATCTTGATGCTCAAGAAGTTAATGTTACTGGACAATATGTTACTTTCCCTAAAGTAGAAGTAAAAACTACTAAACAAAAGAATAAATATATGCAAGTAACGACTGATAATAAATTATCTCGTGCTGTTCTTCGTATGGATAAAGATTTGTTAGCTGGAATTGAAAAATACACTGCTATTCAAAAGTTTGGTGATAAGGCACCAGAGAAATTAGGCTTAGTAAATGACCCAGAGAAAATGGAACGATACAATCAAATTAAGGCCATTCCTACTCCTATTGAAAACATTGTTTATCAAGTGGATATAATGACACCCAAATTTAAGCGTAACGGTGTTGAAGTATATGGAAATCCTAAAATTGTTGCTCTTAGAAGAGTTGCCTTATCTCATGAGGGTAAGTTAGTTCATAAGATTAAGGTTAAAAACAAAAATCTTAGAGAGCAATATATAGAAAGATTGAACGAAACTAAAGGGAATGATACAATCAGATTGATTTACCCAGATAAAACTTATGACGATATAAGTAATGTAAAATTCATGCCGGGAACAACCCAAAATGATTTAAAAAATATAGAGAGAGGAAGTTAATATGCCATTACCAAAGCGTAAACTCCCGTCCTTAGATAATGATTTTAATTCAGTAAATACTCATGAAGAATTTGAAGAAATCCAAGAACTTACAGATGATGATTTTATAAATGACAACTCAGATTTTGAACAAGTTGAACCAAATGAATCATCATCTTATGTTCAAGATGAAATTGAAGAAGTGCCTGAACCTGAGGAAATTGAAGAAGTAAAATCAACTCCTAAAAAAGAGAAAAAAGGACGAATAAAACCTAAAAAGAAAAAATTTAATTTTAGTTTTGATTATAAGAAATTAACTAAAAAACATTACTTTATTATTTCTGGTGTATTTGTAGCATTTTTAATTGCTTTTGTTGCTATTTCACTTTTAATGAAGCCAAAAGATAATACAGATAATAACACTGAATCAATTCCACAAGTTGAACAAACAGAAAATAAAACTGATGTAAAATACAAATTTAAGAAAGAAACTTCTAATGGTATTATTTTTGAAGTTACTTCTGAACATTCTGCTAAGATTAACTTACAAAGAGCATTTTATGACCCTAAAGGAAATATTGTTGTTTGTGAATCAGGTGATATTGAGATTATCAAAGGTAAACAAGATGTCTTTGCTGAATGTGTAAACAATAGAGAAGGCACTGATATAAAAGATACCGAAAAAAATCTAATTAAAGATAATTTAATTGAAATTAAAGAATAAGGAGACTTAAATGAATAATACGTTAATTCCAGTAAGTGATGAAGCAGTAGCTCACTTAAATGAAGTATTATCAACAAACCACTTCCCTAATGTAGAACAATTTATCAATATGTACAATGTGGGAATGCTTAGACCTGATTTTGAAATCGTAAAAGACATTGCTAACTTAATTGACGATACTTATAAAAATGTACGTTTGATTAACAGAAAATTTGTTATTCGCTCAGGCTCTGAAGTTTCATTTGATAATACTATTTTATTACTAGAAAATTGGAAACTCATTTCTACCCTTAAAAGAGTATCAATCCAATTGCTTGAGGAAAACTATGCTAACCACACAAAACTTATCTTCTTAGAAGAAAAGCCTGGTTACCTTATGTTAGAATACCCACAAGAAGATGGCACAATTGAACTCAAAGAATATTGGATTAAAGATAAACTATTCTCTAGTCAAAAAGACTTAATCCGTAATTACTTCTTAAAGAGTTCATTGTATGATTACGAGGGAACTGAAAATCCAAACGACAAATACATCAATATTGAAGCAGTAATTGATGTTGACGACTCATTCATTTCTGAAATTGAAGAATTAGTATTGAGTAATACCTTGAAATAAAAAATAAGCACTCCTTTTTGAGGCAGTGCTTATTCCATTTTAAGCTGTTTTAAGCTGTTTCTCTGTGAAGTCGATACATTTATCGAAAAACAGTTTTTACAGCTTTAGAGTCAGCTTAGTTGCGATATAACACATATGAAAACGAGTAGGAGCATTATATATGAAACAAAATTTTAATTATATAAGCAAAACAATCCTTTTAACATTTTTTATGCTATTGAGTTCTACAATACTACAACTGATAGGAATAAATATTATCCCTCAAGGCACACATTTAATAGTGTTTAACATTTTTACTATTTTTATTTCTTACTTTATTGTAGCATTCTTTTATTACAAAGCAGAAAAAAGAAAAATAGATTATAAAAAATTATTTGGAAAAGCAAGTTTAGGTAAGGTTATGATTGGAATAGCTACTGGAATGGGTATATTTTTATTTCAACAATTATCTTACCGTATATTTATCCCTACTAATACAACTGTTGGAAGTAATGTACAAACATTACAAAGCGTACCTGTCTTATTCATGGTATTGTTTGCAGTTGTATTAGCCCCCATTGTAGAAGAATTATTTTTTAGAGGATTTTTCTATGAAATAACTAATCAGCAAACCAATTCTTATGTTTATTATATTGGTACGGCTTCTTTATTCGCTTTGTTACATTTACAAAATCTAAACTCACCTATGTATGCAATATACAATCTATTTATTGTTTTCATTTCAGGTATTGTTTTTGGAGTCGTTTATCGAAAAACAAATTGGATAGGTACTAATATAATCGCTCATGCTACTGCAAATGGTATTGTTATATTTTTATTGATTCTTTTTGGATAAAAAAAGGAATAATATAACTATACAATAGATTATAAATATAGAGTAGGAGATAAAATGTTATTCAAAAAAATTAAAGTAACACCACAAGGTGTCTATATTTTGGACGCTGAACTCCAAAAAAAGATTGATAAAATTAAATTATCACCAAGCATGATTGGAAATTGGTTAAATTCACCAGCAGATTATATTTTAGATAAATTCATTAAACCTGAAGTTGAAATTGCAGATGTTACTCATCTTAAACGAGGGAATTGGTTCCACTCTACTATGGAAGTATTCTTTGCTCTTCCACCAGAAGAAAGAACTAGAGAAAATCTCCTTAAAGTTTCTAAAGAAGTGACTTTAACAGATGATTATAGAGATTTTGCTAAAGATTCAGAAAATCAAGAATGGTATAAACGTGCTTTAAAAGCTTATATTGGAGCTTGGTTACCTGATGCACAAAAAGAAAAAATTGCTACACTTTATATTATGGGGCAAAGCAAACAAGGTCTTGAATTATTTGTGAATGGAAAATTGGGTAATGCTAAACGACAATGCTTAGGATTCGTGGATAAGATTATCGAAGGTGAAAATGGCTTGAAAGTACAAGACTGGAAAACTGGTAAGAAAATCTCAAATTACAATCCTAATGCTAAGATTAGTACTTCTAATCCATTTGATTACTGGAGACAACAAACATTTTATGCTATGTTGTTAGAACAGTTAGGTGCAACGATTGAAGAAGCTTCATTGCTTTTCCCATGTGCTGAAACTCCTACTATAGTTTATGTTGACCCTCATAATCCACAAGTAAGAGAGCAAGTAATCAAAGATGTAGAACAAGTAGACCGTGAATTAGATGAAGCAATCAATAATAAATATTTCTTCCCATTCAAGAAAGGCCCTTACAATTCTTGGGCAAGTTATTTAGCAGGTATGGGAAGAGCACAAAAACCAAATATTAGAGAAGATAAATTTGCCATGCTTGCTGATTTATCTGAAGTTGGAGGAAGAGCTTAATGGCATACGTTGAATTATACAAAAAATATAGACCAAAAGATTGGAACGGTATTATTGGGCAAGACTCTGCAGTTAAGCAAATCCGAGAAGCAATTAAAAATAATCGTGTACCAACTGCCTATTCTTTTTCTGGGCCTGCAGGTACGGGTAAAACAAGTATTGCAAAAGTTATTGCTAAAACTTTAAACTGCCCCAATGTGAATGAAGATTTACAACCATGTAATGAATGTTCTACTTGTAAAGCTATTGACTCAGATACACTTATCGGAGTACAATACTTTTCTATGGCTAATAATGGAGAAGTCGATAATGTGAGGCGAATTGTACAAGACGCTCAAACAAAAGTAGCTATCAAAAAGAAAGTTATCATCATTGACGAATACCACAACTTAAGTCCTAAGGGTTTTGATGCTTTGCTTATTCCTTTGGAAAAAGATAATATGAATGCTTTGTTTATTTTCTGTACTACTGAATTAGACAAAATTAGACCTGCTGTATTATCTCGTACTCAAAATATTTCATTAAAACCTGTTAAGCAAAAAGAATTAGCTAAAAACTTGATTGAAATTGCTAAAAAAGAAAACTTGCCAATTGATAAGGAAGCAATTCTATATTGTGCTAAAAAAGCAAAAGGCTCAGTTCGTACTTCTATCTCATTATTTGAAAAATACATCAATTCAGGTGAATTAGAAACAAGTAAAATTGACCAATGTATTGAACATATTGTTTTTGGTGAAACAACTGAAGTTATTGCCACTATTAACGAAATGGGCGTGGAAGGTGAGAATTTCAATGATGCTATTGCTTCATTATATGAATATTTCACTTTTGCTTTACAAGAAGTAAGTGATGTAACAACAAATAATGAAATTGCTATTAAAATTTCTAAGAATTGGACTGGAGCTATGATTCTAAAAGCACTTACTATGTTAGGTGATGCTGTATTAACATTTAATCATAGACAAATTGACGCTAAATTATTATTTGAAATTCCCGCTTTGAAATTGTCATTGATGGCAAAACAACAAAAGATTAAGAGAGGTACAAATGGCTAAGAATAAAGAAAAATTTGCATTAGATAAGTTTGCTGGTAAAGTAATCGTTCAACCAATCAAACCGTTCTTATTTGAAAATTATCTACCTTATGCTCATTATGTTATCCAATCACGTGCATTAGTTGGTAAAGACGGATTAAAACCCGTTTTGAAACGTGGTATTTGGACTATGTGGACATTAGGATTAAAAAATAATAAACCAACTATGAAAGCTGCTACAGTTTATAACCACGTAGTAGGACATTATCACCCACACGGGCCATCATCTGTTACAGAAGCAATGGTTAAACTTGCTCAAGATTTCCATTCTCGAGTGCCTGTTGTTGAAGTACAAGGTGGATTTGGTTTGCAAACAGGTGATACTCCACCATCTGACCGTTACTATGAAGTTAAATTTACTCCTGCTGGTGAACAATTAGTAGAAGATGTTGATTATCATGCAGTTGAAATGGTACCAAACTTTACTGGGGCTGAAAAACTTCCAAAATCATTGCCAGTAAAATGGCCTTTCAGTGTTATCAATGGTGGACAAGGGATTGCCGTAGGATATGCTACCAACATGATTCCTCACAACCCAGACGAAGTAATGAATGCAGTCATTAAACGTATGCAAGGAAAACTTAATACTGTTGACCAATTGATTCGTGTAATGCCGGGACCTGACTTCCCAACATACGGCCAAATCTTTGGAATTGATGGTATTAAAGAATATTATGAAACTGGTAAAGGAAGCTTCTTAGTAAGAAGTAAATACGAAGTCAATTCTCTCCCTAGAGGAAAACATGAAATTGTCTTTACTGAGTTCCCTTATCAAATTTCTATCGAAAAAATCAAAGAAGAAATTGCTAAAGTAAAAGAAACAAAAAATAAATTAACTGAAATTGTTGAAGCTAAAAACCTTTCAGATAAAAAACGTGGTAACGTTTTAAGTATTGATGTTAAAGCTGGAGCTAATCCATATCTAGTTTTAGAAGATTTGTTTAAGTTCACTTCATTAGAAACAAACTTCTCTGTCAATATGACTACTTTAGATGAAGGTCGTCCAGTTGTTTCAACTATGTTTGATTTAATTGATACATTCATTGACCAACGTAAAGAAGCATTCATCAATAAACTTGAATATAAATTAGAAAACAACTCTAGGAAATTAGAGCAACGTTCAGGTGTCGCTTCCGTATTGAGTGATTTAGATAAAACTATTAACATTATCAGAAAATCAGAAAGTTCAGAAGAAGCAAGAGATAACATTATGAAGAATTTTGGTATCAATGAAACACAAGCTGATTATATATTGAAATTATCTCTTTCTGTTTTAACTAAGGCAGATAAAGATAAAATCTTGCTTGAAATTGAAGCACTTCGTAAGGAAACTGAAGATTTAGAAAATCTTTTAAATGATGAATCTTCTATTGACTCTGCAATTATTGAAGAATTAAAAGCTACTAAGAAAGTTATTTCAGATGACCGTAGAACATTCATTGATAATGTTACTTTAGAAGATTTAAAACTTGCTGACAAAGAAAGTAGAAATAAAATGAAGCTTTTGGAAAAGGATGTAGATACTACTATTTATATTCTATCTAACGGAACTATCTTACAATCATTAGAAGAAACATTTAATACTCATGTTCCTATCAAGTCTGAATTAAAAGCAACTACTCAAGAATTTATCAATATTCTTAAAAATGATGGCACAATTGAAACAATCAATGCTAAAGCTATTCCTTTAGACATTCCATCATCAACAAGCCTTTTAGGTGTAGATGAAGATAAATTTGTTACTATCCTACCTAATAATCTGAATGGTAATTACAAAGGTGTATTGATTGTTACTGACGCTGGTAATGTAAACATTGTTAAGAACAATATTAAATCACCTCTTGCTAAATTGATTCTCAATGAGAAAATTATTTATGCTAAGCCATTAACTGAAGAAGATTATGAGAAATTCTTATACATTATTGCTGAAGACGGGCCACTCGCTAAATTCCCAATTTCTACAATTAGAGAAAGCAACCCCGGTTCAGGTACTGTTGCTGGATTCAAATATGATAAGAAATCGGTAGCTGCTGGAGTTGGAGCTAATGATGCTGTATTATTCTCTAAATCTAAATCATCATACAAATTCACGCAAGGCGAAGAAGTACCTTCAACTAACAGAGGTGTTAAAGGAAGCAAATTCCATGAATTAGTAAAAGATGATAAAATTACAGGTTTAGTTGTTTCTGAATTTGTAAAAGTAGTCGACCAAGATGCTGAAGCAATTGCTGAAGAATACTCAGGTCGTGCTAAGAAAGGAATTTCTTATGATGAAGATTTATTCTTCGGATATTAAATCCTTATGTTAAAAGAGCCTTATTAAGGCTCTTTTTAATGATATAAAAGAATAAAAAAGGATTGTAACATGAATACAAAATTACTATTAAAATTAAAAGATGAAAAAGGATTCATGGGTTTAACACATTCCTTGTCAGCTATCGCTTTCTTTCTATTGCTAGTTGCTTTCTTTCCAAACTTTATATTTAATACAATATTAAAATCAAATAATGTTATTGTTTTGATAGGAGCAACAATAGTTATAGCAGGAGCTGCATTATTACCCGACTTCGATAACGTGAAAAGTACTGCTATCTCTACATTAGGGCCATTTGGTAAGTTAATTTCTAAATTAACACGAGCAAGTGCAGTTGGTATATATACATTAACAAAAACAAGACGAGATAATGATACACCAGATGCCCATAGAGGATTTTGGCATACTATTGTAGCAAGTGTTATTGTTGGTATTATTGTATTCTGTTTGAGTTCTATCAAAACAGATATAAAAGATAGTTTTTTGGGCCAAGGTACTGTTACAATCTATCCTTTTGCTATAGCATGGTTAATTATTTGTTATCAATTAGCTATGGCTTCACTATTCGCAAACTCATTCAAAAAGCTTAAAAAAGATTTGTTTGGGTATATTTTTATATTTGGTTCAAGTATAATCTTTGTATTTATTATATTAACTTTTTCGCCATCTGATATTGCTTATTCGTGGATAGCTATCCTAACTTCACTTGGATATTTAATTCACATATTAGGCGATACACTAACCGTTTCGGGGACTCCAGCTTTGTGGCCAATCGCCCATAAAGGTAAGAGGTGGTGGACATATAGATTGGGTGGAATCCATGCTGGAAGTAGTTTTGAATACAAAGTTGTTGTTCCAATCTTTACAATGCTTATAATTTTTGCTATAGTAAAAATTATTTTGAATTATAATTAAAACGGGGGTTTAAATGCAAAAAGGAGCAAGTCATATTAAAGGATATATTTATTTTGTAATAACTTTTGCTATTATATATGCAATTTGTTTACAATTTAATATGGATATTATTGGAGCAATCGGTTGGGCATTAGAAAAAACATGGAGTTTTATTGTTCAACTTGCAATGAAAATTAAAGAATTAGAAGTCTTTCAAAAGATGTTTCAATAATTCATAAAAAGGTGATAAATCATTAAGTTTATCGCCTTTTTTAGGCTTAAAAGTGGAATAATATAACTATAAAACAATTTCAAAAAACTGTTTTAGAATGATATAAAAATAAATATTTAATAAAGGAGTTAGAAATGGCTTTAGAATTAAAAGATGGTTGGATTGGAACGATAATTGATACAGGTAGAGATACTTCAAAAGGCCAAGCAGGTGAAGTTGCTGTTAATCTTGCAGTAGGTGAAACTACAATTGAAGAATCTCCAAATGGTAAAGCTATCAATGTAAAAGTAAAACCAGAAAATGCAAAATATGGCTTAAGCGGTTATGTTGGAAAATCTTATGATTTAGCAAAAGTTGCTATGGAAGCAGTTGAAAAAGGTGCTAAATTACTTTATCGTTTTGAGCAAAGAAGAAAAGACCATATTGATGTCAATATTCCAATGGCAGAATTAAAACCTGATTTACAAAGCGGTAAAGAAAATACGTTGAAGGTACTAGCAGGTATCTACAATTTCAATACTGGAGAATGGTTATTATCAAATGACATTACTGCTCACCCAGATAATGATACGCCTCAATTAAAAGCATTTATTGAGTCATGTGTAGCAAAAGATACTTCTTCATTCTTTGAAGCACCAAAAGAAATCGTTACTGACGATAACTATAAAGCAAAACAACACTTGCTTGAAATCTTCTCATTCTTGCAAGGAAAAGAAAATGAATTAGGATTTGAACTTTCTCTTAAAGAACGCTTAATTGCTTCTACTCAATTACTTAAATTGATTGCAAAAGTTCAACTAATCAATACTCAACAAAATGAAGTTTCTTATGGCTCTAAAACGTTTGAGGATGCTAAGAAAATTATCTTTAACTCATTGAGTGCATCTGCACTAACTAAAGAAGATTTAACTACAAATCTTAAAGAAACAATGACAAAACAAATTACTTCTCTTTCTGAATTGATGAAACAGTTTGGAAAATTCTTAGAGGGCAATAAATGATTAAAGAGCACCTTCTAGCTCTTGATGCTTCCACTACTTCAACAGGTTGGGCAATTTATGATTTACAAACTTATGAATTGCTCGAAAGTGGAAGTATCACCCCTAAAGGGGGAGATTACAGAAAGAATTTCTTAGCAAGAGCTATTTGCATGAAAGACGAAATTGCAAAACTAAAAGAAACTTATAATATTACTATTGTTGCAATAGAAGATATTAACGTTGTAGTAAGCCAAAAAGGTGCTAAGAACTTAGCAATGGCTGATGGAATTATGTTGAGTAATTTTACTCATAATATGATTAACTTTGTCAATGTTTCAACTTGGAGAAAATTTTACAAGTTCGGTAAAATGACAAGTAAAGAATACAAAGAATTTTCAATGCGTTTAGTGTTAGAAAAATTCGGTAAAGATGTTGACGACAACGAATCAGACGCTATACTTCTTGGTAATTACTTTGTTAATACTTTTTGCAAAAACAATGATGAAGAAGAATAGCTTATTTATTCTTCTTTTTTGTTTGTAAACCGCAGTTCAAGCTGTTTTAAGTAATTTATGATAATTTCTATTAACAACACCTGAAACTGCGCTATACAGCAAGCTAGATACAAATAAAACGAAATTAAAAGGAATGACTGCATGAAATATTATACTTCTTTAGATTTGAGTGAGCACCTCGATAAATCAGAATTAAAACAAGATACTTATTATTACGAGCTTACTCTAAATAAAAAACATGAATTGAAATCATTAAATAAAATTTTCAATAATGAAACTTCAAACACTTCAGAAGCAGAATTTGAAAATGTTTCAAATTACGTCAAGACATTATCACAAGCTGATTGGACTTATTTAGAACAATTAGAAGCAATTATTAAAAACGGTGTAGAAACAGAAAATAGAACAGATACAGATACTATCTCAATATTTGGCACTCAAAACAGATACGATTTGAGCAAATCTTTTCCATTGCTAACTACTAAAAAAACAGTTTTGAGAAATATTATTACTGAACTTATTTGGTTTATTCAAGGTGATACTAATTTAAAATACTTGAAAGATGTGAATAATCCTATTTGGAATCAATGGCGCCGTCCATATAACTTGAATAGAGATTTGGTAAAAGTTAGAACTAGAAAAGAAAATGAATATGTTAATTGTATCTATGAGAAAGGTGACTTGATAGAAATTATCAATAAATATGCTGAACGTTTGTATAACAATGAACTAGATGTCAAATTGTATAAATTATGGGCTAATCTGATGGCTAAAGCATATCTTGGTACTGGAGATTATTCAATTTCAAAAGAATGGCAAGATTATGATACTTTTATTAGAGAAGTTAAATCTTTACCTCATTGGTATTATAAAACTGAGGATTGGGATAATTTTGTATTATCTAATGCTTATTACTCTAGTTCTGTATTCTCTAAAGATACAAGTATTTGGCTAAGAAAAGATGAAGAAGAACTTTACCATGAAAATAACATGATTATCAAAGTCACTCATTATAACGGTGAAGTGGAATTGTACTTCAATAAAGAAACACTCGATAAACATTTAGGATTAGATTTAGAAAAATTACTTCAAAAGGAATATGAGAGATTAACTCCTAGAGAGAAAAATATTTATGATGAATTTGAATTGAGTCAAATTAAAGAATATGAACCATCAGACGGCTTTGTTTATCGTAACAAACTTATTAAAGATGATGATATGGGCCCAATTTATGGTTACAACTGGAGACAATTTGATTATGTGGACCAATTGTCTAATGTTATTCAAGAAATTAAGACAAATCCAAACTCAAGACGATTGATTATTTCTGCTTGGAATCCTAAAGAAATTGATAATATGGCTTTGCCACCTTGCCATACAATGTTCCAATTTAAAGTTACAAATGGAAAATTAGATTGTCAATTGTATCAACGCTCAGCTGACTTCCCTATCGGCGTACCATTCAACATTGCAAGTTATGCTTTATTAGTTTATCTTATTGCTAAAGAATGTGATTTAACGCCAGGTGAATTTATCCATACAACTGGGGATACTCATATTTATGTAAATCAATTAGAAGCTGTGAAAGAACAATTAACTAGACTTCCTTATCCTGCACCAACACTCACAATTAAAGATTGGAATGGAATATTTAATTTTACTTCTAACCAAATTGAATTAAATAACTATAAATCTCACAAATTCCTAAAAATGCCTGTTGCTAAATAAGATTTTGAGCGATATTTCAAAATAAAAAGGAGTCGAATATGGCAGAAAAAAATAATTATCCAGTAAGAGTTTTGGATATGACTAATCTATTCTCAAAAGAGCTCCTTATTTATTCATTATTTGACATCAAATTTAAGAAACCAGTAAGGTTAATCTTCTGGGTTTATCTGTTTATCACATTTGCTATTTGGGGGCTCCCAATTGGTTACTTATTTATTGTTAAACTTCATACTTTAAATATATGGACGGCCGCTTTAATATTTGGCCCTCCAGTTGGTTTAGCAACTATCATGAGTAAACCTATTTGGGGTGGTAAATCATTCTATGATTGGACTAAAACTCAAATTATCTATTTGACTTCCCCTAAATATTATTGTGACCATAAACCAGTAAAGAAAGAACATACTTATAAAATTGATAATTCTATTGCTGTTTCTCGTAGGTCAGATATAGAATATTTAAGTAAACTAAAATGAGGAATAAAATATAATGGTAAGTAAGAGTAAATATTCAACAAGTACTATGATTGGAGTTTCTATTGTAGGAACTCCAACACCTGTATTTTGGGATTCTCATTATGCTATTTCACAAAACTATGCACCCGTATCATTCATTTCGGGTTCGCCAGGGTCTGGTAAAACTTTCCTTGGGTTACTTTTGGCTTGTCATGGTAATCTCATGAACAAAGCTCAAGTTATACTTGACCCCAAAGGTGACTTTATTGCATTACGCAAACTTTATGAGTTAGGGTATATTAACAAAGTAGACATTTGGAATGTAGCAGAAGCAAATGGAGTAATTAGTGATGAAAATATTGGTATGCTAGACCCAACTTCATTTACTAATAATATTGCTGAAAATACTGCTTTAACTATGGATATACTTGTTGCCTTAGTTGGTAGAATTGATGATGAATTACAAAGTACAATTATCCCTATTATCAAAGATGTGGTAGAAGATGATAGACCATCATTTATGTCAGTTGCAGCTGCAATGAACCGTTACAGAGATGATGAAAGAGTTAGAAGTGTGGGTATGACATTACAAACGTATCTACAAGTTGGATTAGGAAAACTTCTTAGTAGAGATAAACGCTCCAAAAAGAAACAAGAATTAAATATTTCTAATGGAACTATTGTTGCTAATCTAATGGGATTGTCATTACCAACTTCTGAAAAATCATTTAACGATTATAGTAACAGCGAACGTATTTCAGTTGCTATTATGAGTTTGCTTACTCAGAAAGTTATTGATTCAATGCGCTCAGATAAAAAAATAAGAAAAACTCTTGTAATTGACGAAGCTTGGTCAGTTGCAAGTACTCCAAAGGGTAAAGCTATGATGAGTGAAGTTGCTCTACTAGGTCGCTCACTCAATATGAGTGTATTGCTTATTTCTCAATCACCAAAACACTTAAATTTTGGAGATAGTGCTTCACTAGATAACACTATTACTACTCGTTTCGCTTTCCGTAACAATGATGAAAGAGATAACGACATGACTGTAGCAGCTATGCGTTTGGAAGACCCAGGTTGGGCATCTATTCTACCAGATTTACACCCAGGTACCTGCTTAATGAAAGATTGTCAAGGAAATGCTGGTATTGTGCAAATTATGGCACCAGATGGCTGGGCAGAAATCTTTGATACTAACCCAAATGCAGTATTAGAATCACAAAAATAGAAAAGCTTGATGGCTTTTCTTTTTTTAACTAGATTTGAGAATAATATAACTATACGATATTTTAATTGAAAAATTAAAGATTTTAAAGGAGAAAATTATGCAACATAAAATAGCTTTTGTGGGGCCTGAAGTCGTTTATAAAGCTTTTGTGGATATGGAACCAAACTGGGACTTTCAAATACCACTTGAAAATGTTGAAGCTTTAGAAAGGGAATTAGATGATGATAATGGTAACATTTCAAAAGACACTTCTGTTGTAATTCTTTTTTCTCGCCTATTCAACAATAACCCAGATTTATTTTCAGAATTAGCTGCTTTCTTGGCACCATATTCTGTAATCAATATTTTAATTCCACCACAAGATAGAGCTTCAGAAGAAAGTAAGATTAGAACAGCAATAAAAAACAAACAATTTGAATTAGCTAAAGAAGATGATTCATATAATGCTAACACTCCATTTTACTTTGTGGAATATGGGGACTTAATACTTGATGAATTGTATGACTCAATCGCTAAATATGTAGATTCCCCATTAGTACCTAAAGATACTAAAGATGTTGTTGGAAAACTTCTTGATACAGACAATGGTATGGGTGAAATTGAAGGCTTTGAAGAAGATACAGACGAAGAAATCCTAAATTATGAATCAACTGGAAATGGAACAGTTATTACTGTTACTTCATCTAAAGGTGGTTCTGGTAAATCAACAGATAGTACAGGTATTGGTGCTTTCCTAAGTGAAGCTGGACAAAAAGCCTTTGAGCAAGGATTGGTTGACCATGCTCCAAAAATCATTACTGTTGACCTTGATGTTAAAGACGGACAATTAGGTTATTTAAATAATGCAACAAGTCCTAATATAGTTAATGTGTATATTGCTAGAAAAGACAATACCGAAAAATTAACAGAAGAACATATTAAACAAGGGATTTATCATAATCCTAAATCTAATACAGACTTTTTATTCGCTCCTAAAACACCAAAAAATGCTGAAGCAATTAGCCCAGCATTCTACTTAGAAGTAATAAAAGTTCTTAAAACTATGTATGATTATGTAATCTTAGATACATCTGTTAATTATTTAGACCCTCTATTTTCAGAAGTTGCTTATCCAATGTCAGACAAAATTGTATTGGTAAGTGATATGGGTATTTCTTCATTGCAAGGTATGGGCCGTTGGATTAAAGAATTTGTTTACTCACCATTAAGAGAGAAAACAATTGATGAAGATAAAGTTGGTATTATTATCAATAAATTTATTCCTAATACCGGTATTGGCTTAAAAGAAATTGAAAGAGCTTCTCATGGAATTAAAATATTAGGTTTTATTCCTAACATGCCTCAATTTATTACTACTAAAGCAAATCATCACTCATTAAATGAAATTATCTATAATGAGGGTATTAAAAACTCATTCAAGATGATTGTTTCTCAGCTACTACCTGAACAACCGTTGGGCGACTTCTAATAATCGCTACACGCTGTAGCAGACAGCTCACTGTATTTAAATATGACTCATGACATATCTATCAAGAATTAACTTACTGCTGAAATACTGCAGTTTAAAAAGAAAAATAACCATGATAAAATCATGGTTATTTTTTGTTGTCTATTTATTCTGTTTTTGCAGCTCCTACAAGCCTTTGTTGATTATATTTATTGTAGTTTACTGTATGGTGAATACGATTATACTTGTATGAAATCTTAGAACAATCTGGCATAGCATTTACTAATACTTTACCTTTGTCTAATGTGCCGAATTTCTTATATGTTTCAGTTAATCCACCGCCTGCTTGTGTTGGGCCAGAGTTATAATAAATACCCTCAAAGAGCATATTTACATAACCAGCTTTACTCATTCCTAAGCTTGTGATTACATCGTTATTATGTTGCCCATAATGATTGATTTGATTCTTGTTATTAGTTAAATAGAATGAATATAAACGAGTACCCATACGCCAAGAAACAGGTAGATTAAATACTAAACCAAATTTCTCTAACCCTAGGAAACCCGGGTTACGAGCTTTTAACATTAAATCTTCTAAACATTTCATGAATTTAGTGAATGAGAACCCGTATCTTTCTAAGATGTGACTACAACGGTAAAAATCATCTTTATTATAAGACATACCATCTTTAAACTCTGTTTCACCTTTGTAAGCTTTCATTGCTAATCCAATCATATCATCATCAATCGTCCAGTAATGTGTTTCACCCAAACTTCTACTAAAGTATAAAAGTGAATTATACAAACCAGCTGTTCCATGATAAGTATTTGGTGATTTTTTAGAAGTAAGCATGTCTAATTTATCAACACCTCTAAATGAAGTATCTCTAATAATAATATGTTTAGTATCATAGTGTTGAGAATAAGTTTCAAATTGAGTAGCATCAATAGCTAAATAATAATTTTCAACATTAAAATCTTCCAACATCTTTACTGTATATGCAGTACCAGCACGACCATAAGATGGGATATAAATATTGAAATTCATTTTGTGCTTATCCACAAATCCCTCTTTACATGATGGTTCAAATGTAGGTGGAAGATAATAAGCAGATTCAATTAGATTGTCATAAGGGTCTCTAAAGAATACTGGAAATTTAACATAACCCGCTTCTAAGACTTTTTCTAAAGCTTTGTTATTTTCATCTACTTCTTTTTGATTTAATTCTGCAATCTGTTCATCAGTAAACTCTTCAATACCGTCATTATATAAAATCTTGTTTTGTGGAGTTAAGATTAAATCATCTGAAATCTTTTTATAGCCTTTTTCCATTTATTCACCCCTTTTTAAATCTTTGTAAATATTTTTTATATTATGTTTTAATTTGAAGTTTGGAATTGCTTTAGTTTGATTTGGTAATTCAGCAATTTCTTTGTCACCAAACGTTACGTTTTCTAATTTTAGAAATTTAACTAACTCTTCTAAAGTAACTTCATTTTTTTTGTAATATAAATCTGCCACATCAAAGTATTCATTCTCAATACAATGTAAGAAAGCTCTTGTAACATCTTCAATATGTGTCATATTGATTTTTTGCTCTGCTGGAGAATTAAGAGCTTTGATTGGATTTTCTTTCCTTGTTAATAAATTATGGATTTTTGGTCTAGTATCATTCAGTCCATAAGTATCTGAAATTCTTAAAAATGTTAGCTTTTCTAAATTAAACATTTTAGAACTATCTTCAGCAAAATATTTTGTTGCTGAATATGGATTAGCCGGAGCAAATTCTCCATAATTTTTATAAGCAGACCAACTTGATGCAACTAAAAGATGAGGTTGCTTGTCTGATTTTTCAATTTGTTTATATAGAGCAATCGTAGAAAGTAAATTATCTTCTAATAATTGTATAATTGATTCAGTCGAATTATCACCTTTGAAATTAGTTGCTAAATGAATTACATAGTCAAATTTTGAAAAATCTAGCTCATTATTATTTCTATCTAAATATAAGTATTTTTTCTTATCATAACATACTAAATCTGTTACAAGGTCTGTCAATTCCTCTTTTAATAAACTACCCTTACGAAGTACTCCATAAATTTCTGAATTAGGATTTAAGGTTTTAATATATTTAGTCATAAATGAAGCAATATAACCATTTATTCCAGTAATCAAATATTTTTTATTCATCACTTTCTAACAATCCTTTCACGTAAGCTTTTAATTCTTTCTCAGTATCAAATGTATCCATATTGCTAAAGATTTCATCTTTGAGCTCTTGTTCAATATTTAATGAATTTACATAGTTAATAAATTTTTCACGTTTATTAGCAGCTTTTGTCTTAGATTGAGTTGTTTTGTTTTGCCAATTCAATCCTTTTGCTTCAATAATCACTTTTCTTTCTTCGTCATATGCTTCAGTAATTTTAGCTGCAACTTCACGAACTTCACCAACTTGTTTTTTTACTTCTTCTTCCATGTCATAAGTTTCTACAAAATCTTTTTCAGTTGGTTGTAGCATATCAAATAATGATTTGGCTTGACGAGTTTTAAGTTTTTGTTTCTTTTTCTTTTCTCTTTGTTTCTTAATTGCTTCTTGATTAGCTTGAATTTCAGCTCGTCTAAATTCTGCCCAATCAGCAATAGTTGTATCTTGAGTGTATTTACCTTGTTGATTATTAAATACATCAATCTTGTACTCAAACATTGTATTAGAGAAATAACTTTCTGGTAATAATTTTTCTCCAAAGAATCCAAGAGGTTCTAAAATTGGTTGAGCAACTGGAATTGAATCTACAAATGGAGAAACAGCATCATAATTCCAACGTTGAAACTCTGATGAGCGATTTAAGATTAGTCTTAACATATCCGCTTTGATTCCACTATCATCAATAATAATCACAGGTACTTCTTGAATATTATTATTTACTGCTAAATCATAGCGCATATTACCATCAATAATATTCAAGTTTGAATCTAGGATAATTGGGGCAATAAAACGTAATTCAATTACAGCATTATCCATTTTGTCAAAGTTAATTTGTGTAAATAATTTGAATTTTTCATCTTTCTTAATTGCTGAAACAGGTAACATTCCATTATATAGAATTTTTACTGCTCCTGCTGTATTTTTATCTTGATGATTTGTAGTAACGACTTCATCTTCTACAACAGTAAATCCCTCATTAAATTTAACTCCAGCAATAGATACAATTTGTTTATATTGTTTCAATAGAATACTAATCAAATCATCTTTCAGTGCTTCAACATTATCAACATTAAGAGAACCTGAAACAATAACTTTATTATCCTTATTTTTCGTAACAATTAACTTACCTGTTACTTCTGGGTGTTTCTTTTGTAATTCTTTATAAATAGACATATTTTTCCTTTCCTTTTTGGTTTAGTCTTTTATATTATTCCAAAATTTACTTGATATTTGTAAAAAACTTAAGAATAATATAACTATAGAAAATCTTATTGTGTTTTAATATAAATATCCGCAATAGAGTAAAATTTCACGAAAAGGAGAAAGACTTTGAATAGATTTACTAAATGGATAAATCAGAAAGAAACTGACCATTATACTAAAAAACTAATTAAAATTACTGAAGAAATAAAACTAATTTCAAAAGATTTTGATTCATTTACTATTGATGAATTATCAAACGAATTTCAAAAATATAAAAAACAAACCAAAGAAGAAGCAACAAAAAACTTAAAATATGTATATGCTATTGTATATGTATTATTTAAGAAGATTTATAACATTACTCTTCATGATGTTCAGTTGCACGGTGCAATCGCTTTATATGAGGACAATATTGCTGAAATGAGAACAGGTGAGGGAAAGACTTATACAAGTGCTTTACCTACAATTCTAAATTCTACAATAGCACCTACTCATGTTGTTACAGTTAATGAATATTTAGCTAAACGTGATAAGGAAGAATTAGAGCCTCTCTATACAACTTTAGGATTTACAGTTGGATTAAATCTTAATGAAATGAATGTTACTCAAAAAAGAGAAGCTTATAATTGCGACATTATGTATTCTACTGCTAATGAACTTGGATTTGATTATCTAAAAGATAATATGGTGCCAGACCTTTCATATAGAGTAAACCAACATGGATTTAATTCCACATTGATTGATGAAGTTGACTTAGTTTTAATTGATGAAGCAAGAACTCCACTTATTATTGGGCAAGATTCAGCAAGTCCTATTGCACCTATTATGAAAGCTCATAACATTGTTACAACACTATCACCAGAAACAGATTTGAAAATTGATTATAAAACTCGTACAGTAAGTCTTACTAACGATGGTGCAGAAAAAGTTAGCAAAGCTTATAATATTGAGAATATTTATGATGAACATAACATTAGTTATATGCACTTAATCAATGAAGCATTGCTTGCTAATTTTATTTATCAAGAAAATGTTGATTATGCCGTTACTAAAGGAAAAAATAAAGAAGTTTGTATCATTGATTCATTCACTGGTCGTATGCAACCTGGTAGAAGATTTTCAAATGGATTACACCAGGCATTAGAAGCTAAACATTTGAGAAATGGTGTTGAAATTAAAGAAGAAAATAAAACTATTGCTACTATAACTTTACAAAATTATTTTAGATTATATGATAAAATTTCAGGCATGTCAGGTACTGCTATTGAAGAACAAAACGAATTTCAAGAAGTTTATGGATTAAAAGTTATTCCAATTCAACCAAATAAACCATTAAATAGAAAAGATAAAGAAATCATTGCTTTCACAACAGCTGAAGAAAAATGGAACTATGTTGTAGATAGAATTATACATCATCATAAAAAACATAGACCAATCCTTATTGGTACTGTATCAGTTGAAGATAGCGAATTGTTATCTAAAAAACTAAACAAAGCAAGATTAAAGCATAGAGTTTTAAATGCTAAACAAAATGAAGAAGAAGCAAAAATTATTACTAAAGCTGGTATAAAAGATTCTGTCACAATAGCAACTAACATGGCAGGTAGAGGTACTGACATTAAAGTAGAAGATGATACTGAATTAGTTGTTATCCTTACAGAATTAAATGAAAGTACTAGAATTGACAATCAGTTAAAAGGAAGAACTTCAAGACAAGGAGCTGCTGGATTTACTGAAACTATTATTTCCCTTGAAGATTCAATATTCAAACGTGTTAATGTTGATTTTATTAAAAGATTCAAATTAACAAATCCTTTACCTAATTCATTTATAAAAGCTTTTAAAGCAATTCAAGAAGAATTAGAAAGTAATAGCTACTCTGCCCGTAGAAGTGCTTTGAAATTTGATGATGTTGTTAGAGAACAAAGAAATATATTCTACAATACTAGAAATGCTATTTTACAGTCATTCCGTGATAATGATAACTTAGTTATAGAGTTAATGTATGAAGCATTAGATGATAATGAAGAAGCAATCAATAACTTCAATTTATTAACTGAAGATGAAAATGCAAAAAGAAAACTTGCTAAAGAAATATTACTTTATTCATTAGACAAAGCTTGGGTAGACCATATTGACAAATTAGAAGCTCTTAAATCCGGTATTGGTTGGAGAGGTCAAAATGGTAAAAATCCAATCATCACTTATCAAAACGAAGCTAATGCTCTATATGAAAAATTCAAACAACAAGTTTATCAACATGCTATTGAAGCAATCATAGATTTAAAAGATTATACTAGTCTAAAAACTCAAAATGTCTATGCAAACAAAACTAAATCAAACTTTCAAAAAAGGGGGAAAATTAAGTGAAATGGATAAAAACTAAACAAGTACGAAATAGAGTCCTTTTTACTCTTTTAATGCTTGCTATATTTGAATTTGGTACTTTCGTTACTTTACCAGGTATCAAAATAGAGTATTCCAACAATCAATCGGCAATCACTAATTTAATGAATCTATCTTCTGGTGGGTCATTAAGCAGATTAGGATTACTCGCTCTAGGAGCATCCCCTTATGTTACAGCATCAATCCTTGTACAATTGTTTTCTAAAGGATTAGTACCATATTACAAAAAATTATCTATGCAAGGTGTTGCTGGACAAATGAAATTGGCTCAACATACAAGATTATATACTTTCCTTTTTGGAATTTTAACCTCAATTGGAATCCTTTTCTCTCCAACAATTAGTCATACAATAGGTGTTTCTATCACAGCAGATAATAACACTAAAATGATTCTATCAATTGTACTTGCAAGTGGCGGATTATTTGTTTCTTATATTGGAAGTTTGATTGATGAAATGGGGATTGGTAATGGGCAATCTAATATTATTGCATTTGGTATATTAACTTCATTACCGGGTCAATTCTATAATATATATGATACTCAAAAATATTATACAAATAATTTTACTCCATACTTACAATCTGTTATCTTAGCAATCGTAGCTTATTTGATAATTATTGTTATCTCATATTTCGCTAATAAAAAGGAATACACATTCCCGCTACAATCTAAAAATTATAATGTAAATATAAAAGCTCATTATCTTCCAGTTAAACTTCTTGCTAGTTCTGTTATGCCAATTATCTTCGCATCAAGCTTGCTTGCTATAATTGGCTTAATCGGACAAATTACTGGTCATATTTGGACTTTTACTGATTATTCCACATGGACTGGAATTTTATTCTACTCAATTCTTATTTTTGTATTTTCTTATCTATATAATTTAGTACAAATTGATGGTGAGGAATTAACTAAGAATTTAAGAGAGAGCTCTATGTACATTAAAGGTGTTACTAATGAAAATGTTGAAAAATACATCAATAATAAAGTTATTGGTATCACAAACATCGGTGCTCCAATCTTAACAATCATTGCTATCACTTCATTAGTATTAGAAATTGTATCACCAATTAAATTAGGTTTATCCCTAACAGGTATCAATATTCTTATTCTGGTTGGAGTAATTCAAGATATTTGCCACCAAATTGCTGGATTAACAGCTAAAAATAATTACCAACCAATTTTTAAAGGAGTGAAATAATATGACTATTATTACTTTGATTATTATGCTATTGATTACATTGCTAATCTTTCTACAAGCACCCAAACAAGAAACATTAGGTAATGCTTTTAATGGTGAAACACATACTCCAAAGATAACTATAAGACTTAGGCTTATTACATTTTCACTATTCTTTATTGTATCTATTTTATTATTGATTTCACATTTCTATAACTGATTTTAGGGTGTGTTATATCGTCACATACTGACGCTAAACTGTATTAAAAACAGCTCTTGATGAATCTATCAAGAGCTGTTTTTTATCTTCTTTCTATACTATCTTCTTTTGCCAAAATCAATTTTCCTTGTTCAATAGACTTCTTAGAATCTATTATTTTTTGATTTGTACTTCCCATATATATTAGCCCTCTTTTATTAAGACTTTCTATATATGGGCCATCTATTAACACATCTATATTTTTTAAAAAATCTTCAGTAAATTTAGTTCTGTATTTTCCATTTTCTTGTAATTGATTCCAAGTCCTGCCAGTCCAAACCCATATATCTTTAGAGTTCCCAAATTTATCTCTAAAAGCTTTTATTAAATCTAAAGTCGGCCCTTGATTCTCTTTCTCTAATGAATCCCCACCTAAAATACTTAATCCATTTATATGCTCTTGGTCTAAAACTTTCAATATATAATCAATTGTTTCTTTGGTAAATTTATTTCCAGCTGAAAAAGACTGAGCTTCTTTATTAAAACAATTTTTACAATTTAATCTACAACCAGAAACAAATAAAGTTACTCTTATTCCCGGCCCGTTTGCTATGTCATGTTCTCTAATAGTCATATAATTCATATATTAAAGCTACTCCTACAAATGTAATACTCTATCTATTATTTCTTCATATCTTCCGTCAGCCCAAGTTTGCGAACCTAAATATCCACAAGAGCGTCTAACTATACTTAATTTGTCAGTATCATCATTACCACATTCTGGGCAAATCCAACCTTGACTTCCATCTTCATGTCTATGAGCCTCTAATTCACCATCAAACCCACATTTAAAACAATAATCAGATTTACAATTTAATTCTGCATACATAATATGCTCATATATATATTGTATAATTTTAACAACTGCTGGAATATTGTTAATCATGTTTGGAATTTCTACATAAGAGATAGCTCCCCCATTAGATAATTCTTGAAATTCTGATTCAAAATCAAATTTTGTAAAAGCGTCTATTTGTTCTCTAACAACCACATGATAAGAATTGGTTACATAATTCTTTATTGTTTCCCCATCTATAGTTCCAAAATCTCTAATACAAGCTTTCGCAAATTTTTCTGTTGTTGATTCTAATGGAGTTCCATATACTCCCCAACCAAGATTAGTTTCATTTTTCCATAACTCACAATACTCATTCATTTTTTTCATAATTGCTATAGCAAAATCTTTAGCATCTGAATCTGTATGAGATTTATCAGTCATATATTTTACTGCTTCATATAATCCAGCATAACCAAAACTTACTGTGCAATTATCTTTTGTTAAATAAGAATCTATTTTTTCACCCGGTTGTAATCTTGTATATGCTCCATATTGCCATAAAGTTGGTGCTACATCTGAAGTTGTGCCTAATAATTTTTTATAATTATCTAATTGAGCTTTTTTTATTAAATTAGAATATTTGTCAAACAGCTTCCAAAATTCTATTGGATTTCCTTTAGATTCTAAAGCTACATAAGGTAGATTTAATGTTACTACTCCTAAATTAGCTCTTCCCCATAATCTATTTGGTTCTTCATCTAGTACAGATAGTTGAGAACGACAACCCATAGGAGGTACTACTACTGATTCACCATATTTATTTTTTTTATTTTTTAGCATTACTTTTTCTGAAATATAATCAGGTACCATTCTTTTTGCTGTACATTGAGCAGCTAATTCTGTAAGCCAAAAATAAGGTCTATCTTCATATATATTAGTTTCATCTAGCACATATAATAATTTAGGAAAAGTTTGAGTAACATAAACACCAGCAGAATTTTTTACTCCTTTTATTCGTTGTTTTAAAAATTCTTCTATCAATAATACTAAATCACTTTTACTTCTTTCATCTTTTTGCTCGTTTATATACATAAATAAAGAAACAAAAGGAGTTTGACCATTAGTAGATGAAATAGTATTCCATTGATAATTCATTGTTTGAACACTATCTTGAATTTCTTTTTTCAGTTCTTTTTCTACTAATTCATTTATTTTTTCTTCTGAAGTATTCAAATTTAATAGAACTAAATCTTCTTTTACTTTATTCTTTATTTTTTCTCTTGAAATATTAACAAAAGGAACTAAATGACCCAAATTTATTGTTTGGCCACCATATTGATTACTAGCAACTACACCAGATATTTGTGATACTATTGTAGCTGCAGTTCTTAAAGATTTAGGCTTATCTATTTGAACACCAGAAATATTAGTACCATTTTGTAACATATCTTCAATATTTATTAGGCAACAATTTAGCATTGGTTGGATATAATAATCTTTATCATGTCTATGTATTATACCTTTTTTATCTGCCTCTACTACATCTTTATCGCCTAATATTCTATAATATAGACTTTTACTAACTTCACCAGCAACATAATCTCTTTGAGTACTATTTATCCTAGCATTTTTGTTGGAATTTTCTAAAGCTACTTCTGTATTAGAATTACTTATTATATCTACAATGATGGTTCTGCAACAGGTGAGGCACAATATTACCTCTACCAGAATGTAGGTGCTATCTTGGAGAATGATGAGGAAATGGGATTGGCGCACGTGTTGGAGCATTTGGCTTTCAATACGACAGACCACTTCCCTAATGGTGTGATGAACTTCCTTCGCAGCAATAACCTCAATGACTTTGAGGCTTTCACGGGTGTTGATGATACGCGTTATGCGGTTCATAACGTACCTACAAATGCTGCGAAGCTTAGTGAGAATATGCTTTGGGTTCTCCGTGATTGGTGTCATGGCGTCAAGATGACCCCTAAAGACATTGAAAAGGAACGTGGTATTATCCTTGAGGAATGGCGCCATCGCTCGGGAGTAGACCGTCGTCTGACAGATGCCATTGCCCCTGTTGTTTATAATCATGCTGGTTATGCTACTCATAATGTGATTGGTTCACAGAAGATATTGGAGACCTTCCAGCAGAAGCAAGTAAAGCAGTTCTATGATAAGTGGTACCGTCCTAATATGCAGTTTATTGCTGTTATCGGTGATGTGGATGTCGACCAGATGGAGAAGAATATCCAGACTGTCTTCAAGACATTACCAGCTAAGCAAGCCCCTGCTGTAAATCCACAGACAAGACAGATTCCTGACAATACTACACCGCTCTATATGCGTTTCATTGATCCAGAGAACAAGAGTGCTTCTTTTGGTCTTTATCAACGTTATGAGGTGAAGGGCAACGCTCCAGAAGAGGACCGTGTGCGTCAGTTTATCTTCACTAAGTTCTTCAACACATTGGCTCCAAAGCGCTTTGTGATGTTGAAGAATGCTGATAAGGAGAGTTATATAGCAGCTGAGGTGAGTCTGTCTCCTTTGGTACGAAACTATTATCAGATGGCATGGGACATGGTTCCCTATCAGGGTAATGAACAGAAGGCGCTTCAGCAGATGTTGGCTGTACGTGATAATTTGCGTGACCAAGGCTTTACTGCTGCTGAGTTCAATGCTGAGAAAGAAAAGATGTACAATGGAATGAAGGATGTCCTCGAAGCTAAGGGACTCGGAACACCAGACAATGCTTTGATGCTTTTCCGTCAGAACTTCCTCTATGATATTCCTGTACAAGACTTCCGCGGACAGATTAACCGTAACCTTGAAACTTTGGTTGAGTTAGAGGTTGAGGACATGAATGCTTGGATGAAGTCATTGCTTAATGACAATAACCTTGCTTTTGTCACTTATTCTAAGTCACAGAGTGAGATGAATATCACTGAGAATGATTTTATGGCTGCATTGAAGGCAAAGAGTTCATTTAGCGATATGGCTCATGCTGATGGTATGAAGCCTATCAGTCAGTTGATTGACTTCCCTCTGACAGGAGGAAAGATTGTTTCTGAAAAGCAGTTAAAGACTTTGCAGGCAAAGGAGTGGACACTCTCTAATGGTGTAAAAGTTCTTTATCGTAATGTTCCAGAACTGAGTGGTAAGTTCCTCTTTGCAGGTTCTGCAGAAGGCGGAAAGTCTATTGTTCCAGCACAAGATATTGCTAACTACACTGCAATGCGTTCACTCTTGATGCAGTCAGGTGTATATAATTACAACCGAAATCAGTTGGCACAGTGGCTACAGGGCAAGGACATCAACCTCTCCCTCTCATTG